AGATGAAAGTTGGGACGATGATGATGACGTAAGTCGTGCTGATCGCGAATTGAAAAAATTAGGTAAAAAACCAATTCCTGCTGCAAAAATCAATACTGACAAAGACAAAATCAAACGTACTAAAAAAGATAGTTCTGAAGAACAAGAAGTCGATGAAACTTATGGACAAGGTATCTACGAATCACAAGACGATGATGACGTAAGTCGTGCTGATCGCGAATTGAAAAAATTAGGTAAAAAACCAATTCCTGCTGCAAAAATCAATACTGACAAAGACAAAATCAAACGTACTAAAAAAGATCGTGAAGAAGAATTAGATGAATCAGTAACACCTGTTAAAAAACCAAGTGCAGTTGCTGATAAAAAAGGTGGAAATCCTTTTGCTAAAAAGGACGACGCTAAAAAAGGTAACGGTGATGCATTTAAAGCAGCCCTTGATAAAGAAAAAATGAAAGAGTCGACTAGCAAAAGAATTGCTGCTGCACTCTGGAATCAAGTCAAAGAAAGTGCAAAAGCCAAAGACGAAAAAGAAGCAGATAAAGATTACGACGGCGACGGTGAAGTTGAATCAGGTAAAGAAGAACATAAAGGTTCAGTCGATAAAGCCATTAAAGCATCTAAAGAAAAAGAATGCATGAACGAATCAGCTGATTTAGCTCGTTTAATGTCAATTACTTCGCGAGTTCTTAGATAATGGATATGAAGAAAATTTTACAGGCAATTGATAACGTGTCTACGTTGCCTGTAGAAGGATCAAACGATATGAAAAAATTCATGTCAATTGTTACAGAAGGGGCTAATCCACATAAGGTTAGCCTACCTGTTCAAATGGCAATGCAGCATTTTTCAGAACCTGTAGAACAAATATCTGCAAGACCGTCGTTGCTAAAACAGTATGTTGCCGAAGCCGAACAAGAGCAACAATTTAAACATGACGAACAAAAGCAATTAATTAGACAGTACTCGCGTATTATTGCAGAACGTGTCAAAATGAAAGAGAGTAAAACTATAAACGAACTTTCTAAAGACACGTTATCGAAATATATTCCGGCCAGTGCAGAAGATCAAGTACAACGTGCTAGTAGCCGTAGTTTTAAATCAGGAAAAGCAGGCGACAACTACAATACATCAGATGTTAATCATCAAGATAACATGCGAAAACGTGGTATCGACCGTGCTGTTAAGAAACTGTCAGCGATGGAATCTATTGAAAATCCAAAAGATATAGTTTCTATGGATATTCCGTTATTAATTCGCTTATTAGAGTATGCTCGCGAAGATGCAAAAACAGACATGGTGTTACATGACGTTACTGAAAAACTAATCGAATTGAGTAACCGAGGTGATGTACTAACAATGCACGATTACGATGCAATTGTAGGCGAACAACCTCTGATAGGACCCCCCGAGGAAGATTAATGGATTTAAGAGACTTAATTTCAAAATTAGAAAACATTGAAAACAATGTGCTTGCAGAAGCAATTACATTAAAAACTGTAATTTCTGCAATTATGGGGCACGAGCACACTGATTCGGTACGTTTTCCATTATTGGCTGATCTTGCAAAGAAAAATAACTTACCGGGTTTATATGATCCAACATCTGGCCAGTTTGTAAGCAGCGACGGCGATGTCGACGAAACTTCAGGCGATGACGCGATCGATCAACAACTATCAAAGTTAGGTTTGATTCCGCAAAATGCAAAATTAGGCACAGCAGGTTGGTTTGATAATGAAAAAGTGCAACAAGGTTATAATCAAGATTTGCGCACTACTAGTGCAAATGCAATGGCAGATCAAGACAAAGCCGAAACCACGCAAGTCAAGTTATCACAATTAAAAACCTTATTTGCAAAATTTCTTGAATTAAAAAAGAAAATCGGAACAGCACCTGCTACACTACCTGCTGCTTCGACTGCACCGGTTAAAGAGTCTAAAGGATTTGCACAATCATTAGTAGAAAGCTTTGGCTACGACTTTATTATCGAAGAACCAATTTCTGATTTCGGACAAGCAGGTCAAAATGTACAACAAGGTCGGGCCAATGCACAAGCCGAAAAAGCTGCAGCTAAACGAGCAGCACAAACACAGGCGCTCAATAAAGCAGCAAAATATACACCACCAGTATCTAATGTTGCAGCAGGAGCCGAAGCCGCTGCAGGTGCTGCAGGTGAATCGGGTTTAGCAGCAGGAATTGGTGCAATCGGCAAGAAACTTGCGTTACCTCTTACAGCAGCGTACGAAATATGGGATGCGTATAAACAAATTTCTGCTATCCCATCATCTATGCCAAAAGATCAGTACCGAAAAGAAGTTGCAAAAGCAATTACTCGGGTCGTGGCAGATTTTGGATTAATGGTAGTTGGCGCAGTAATTGGCGCTGCGATTACTGGTGCAGTTGCCGGACCTGCTGCATTTGTAGGTGGGATAGCCGGCGGTCTTGCTGCAGAGTTTACCTTTGGCAACGACGTCGAAGCATTGATTAATTGGGTTGTTGAAAAATTATACAACGGTGTTGTTACTCCGCAAGGGGATAATGCCGCCAAAACAACGCAGCAACCTGTTGCAAAAACACCGCGTACTATTAATCCAGAAATTGCAAAACTGCAACAAGATTTAAAAGCCAAAGGCGCTAATTTAGGAACGACTGGCCCTAACCATGACGGCATCGACGGTGTCATGGGACCATTAACAAGAACTGCAATTGAAAAATTCGGTTCCGGTATGGCTAACTCTAAAGAAGCAACCGAACTTAAAGATATACAAACACAAATGGATGCGTTAATTAAAGATTTGGCACAATCAGCAGATCCGACAATTAAACAAGCAGTATCTGATATTTCTGCACAATTAGGTACTACTGCGTTACGCGAGTCAGCCGAATTACTAAATATTCTTCGATTGATTAAGTAACTTATCATCAACCAATGGCAGATTTATTTCTGCCATTTTCATCTCTAATTTATCAAACGTGTTGACAAAAACACATATATAATATACAATATAACATTACTAACAACAGGCAAACTAAGGAGAAAACATGAGTAGAGCATACGGCCCAGAAGAAAAGGCTAAACTTGAAAGGCTAATCAGCGAAGGTTCAACCGTCCTTCACGAGATTGAAGATTTACAAGCAGGCTTAAAGGATACGGTTAAAGCAGTAGCAGAAGAACTAGGCGTTAAACCTTCGGTTATAACTAAAGCAATTAAAATTGCACATAAAGGTAACTGGCAAGATCATAACGAAGATTGGGAAGAAATTGAAGCTATCCTCGATATTACAAAACGTATCTAATTTAGCTAGTTAAGGACGGTAGGCAGGCCATAATCTGCAAAAGGGTGTTTGCGAGCCACAAATCGCATAGTTTAAGAGTAAAATATGTCATATGTAGACGCATGGTTCGACCGCGACAACGATATTATCAAAGTTGTCGAGCGAAACGCTAAAGGCGAAAGGGAATTTAAAGATATAGCAGTTAAACACACGTTATACTATAAAGATCCAAAAGGCAAGTACCAATCTATTTACGGAGACCCTGTTTCAAGAGTCATTTGTAAAAATACCAAAGAGTTCCGCAAAGAACAAGCAATTAATAGTGGAAAACAACTGTTTGAATCAGATATTAATCCATTATTTGTTTGCTTATCAGAAAATTATCTAAACATCGATGCACCGAAATTAAACGTTGCGTTTTTTGATATCGAGGTGGACTTTGATCCAGAACGTGGTTATGCATCACCGGATGATGCATTTATGCCAATTACTGCAATCGCTGTCCACTTACAGTGGCTAGACACATTAATATGTCTTGCAATTCCTCCAAAGACATTAACCATGGAAGAAGCACAAGAACAAGTCAAGGAATTTCCAAATACAATACTGTTTAAAAAAGAAGCCGATTTATTAGATGCATTCTTAGATCTAATTAAAGATGCTGATATATTGAGCGGCTGGAACAGCGAAGGGTTCGATATTCCGTATACAGTAAATCGTGTTATTAAAGTGTTATCAAAAGACGACACTCGCAGATTCTGCTTGTATAATCAGTTACCAAAACGCAGAGAATACGAAAAATACGGTAAAGATGCTGTTACCTATGACTTAGTCGGTCGTGTACATTTAGATAGTTTGCAACTGTACCAAAAATACACCTACGAAGAACGGCATAGCTATCGATTAGATGCTATTGCAGAATATGAATTAGGTGATCACAAAACGCAATACGAAGGCACTCTTGATCAATTATACAACAATGACTTTAAAACATTTATTGAATATAATAGACAAGATACTATGCTATTAGATAGATTAGACAAAAAGTTAAAATTTATTGATCTAGCTAATGCTATTGCACACGAAAACACAGTATTACTGCAAACTACCATGGGTGCAGTGGCGGTGACAGAACAAGCTATCATCAACGAATCGCATCGTAGAGGTTTTGTAGTCCCAAACCGTACTAAAAAAAGTGATCGTGAAGATACTGCTGCTGCAGGTGCGTATGTTGCATACCCAAAGGAAGGTATCCATGACTGGATAGGCTCACTCGATATTAACTCACTGTATCCTAGTGTGATTCGTGCATTGAACATGGGACCAGAAAGTGTGATCGGCCAGTTAAGACCAATCAAAACTGATGCATATATCCAAGGACAGATGGCTAAGGGTAAATCGTTTGCTGCTGCATGGGAAGGATTGTTTGGTACCTTTGAATACGAATCCGTGATGAAACAAGAAATAGGCACAGATTTGACCATTGATTGGGAAAACGGCGAAAGTGATGTAGTTAGTGCTGCAGAAGTGTATAGGCTAATGTTTGAAAGCAATCAACCGTGGATGCTTAGTGCGAACGGGACGATATTTACCTGGGAGAAAGAGGCAGTCATTCCAGGATTATTAAAACGTTGGTATGCAGAACGTAAAGAAATGCAAGTCAAATTAAAAGAAGCAATTAATGCAGGTAATAAAATTGAAGAAGAATACTGGGACAAACGACAGTTAGTTAAGAAAATTAATTTGAACAGTCTATACGGTGCTATTCTTAATCCAGGATGTAGATTTTTTGATAAACGTATCGGACAATCAACTACGTTAACTGGCAGGCAGATTGCTAAACATATGGCTGCTAAGGTAAATGAGATAGTAACCGGTGAGTATGATCATTTAGGTAAATCGATTATCTACGGTGATACTGATTCGTGTTATTTTAGTGCGTATCGGACACTAAGAGTAGATATTGAAAACGGTAGTCTACCTTGGACTAAAGAAACCGTAACTCAACTTTATGATCAGATCAGTGATGAAGTTAACGGAACATTCCAGCAGTTTATGTTAGATGCGTTTCATTGTCCTAAAACACGCGGTGAAGTTATCAAAGCAGGGCGTGAGATTGTTGGCAGTAAGAGCTTATTCATTACTAAAAAGCGGTATGCAGTGTTAGTATACGATAAAGAAGGTAAACGTAAAGACAAGGACGGCAAACCTGGTGAAATTAAAGCCATGGGCTTAGATTTAAAGCGCAGTGATACTCCAGAATTTATTCAAGACTTTTTAAGCAACATATTAGAAATGGTACTTACTGGACACTTAGAACAAGAAGTTTTAGATTTTATCTCTGAATTTAGGTCGCGATTTAAATTAAGACCTGGGTGGGAAAAAGGTACACCAAAACGTGCAAACAACATTACTAAGTTTCTCAATAAAGAAACAAAAGAAGGTAAGGCAAATATGCCAGGCCATGTTCGAGCAAGTCTAAACTGGAATACATTGAAACGAATATACGACGACAAGTATTCTATGAGCGTAACAGATGGTGCAAAAGTTATCGTTTGTAAACTTAAACCAAATCCATTAGGGTACACAAGTGTTGCATACCCGGTGGATGAATTAAGATTGCCACAATGGTTTAAAGACTTACCATTTGACCATGCAGAGATGGAAGCCACAATTATCGACAATAAATTATCAAATTTAATCGGTGTATTAAATTGGAGATTAGTCGATACTGAAGAAAAAACTACATTTAATAGCTTGTTTGAGTTTTAATTTACTTGACAAATCTACAAAACCTAAATATAATATATAACACGGAGAATATTATGAAAAGCATTTTACAAGACTTAGTAGCACATACACACGCATTAGGATTTATTTCATTAGTTAAAGTAACCGCCAACGAAGATGAAACATTAATCGAATCGATCTCAGATACAAGAAGTGTAGTAATACAAGGAAAATCTAAACAGCCAATTAAAGAATTTACAGGTGTATTTGGCATGCCAAATTTAAACAAACTGCAAATTCATTTAAATTGTCCAGAATATAAAGAAAACGCAAAAATTAAAATTGTTTCAAGCGAACGCAACGGAGAAGTAGTACCGACCGGAATTCACTTTGAAAACCTAGCAGGTGATTTTAAAAATGATTATCGTTTTATGGCTCCTGAAGTCATAAATGAAAAATTAAAATCAGCAAAATTTAAAGGTGCAAACTGGGATATCGTATTTGAACCAAGTGCCGCTGCTATACAAAGATTAAAGTTGCAAGCAAATGCACATAGTGAAGAAAACGTGTTACAAGTATCAATAGTCGACACTAATCTTATAGTTAGTTTCGGCGACGAAAGCACTCATGCAGGATCATATATTTTTGAACCTGGCGTTACTGGTAAATTAAAAAATGTTTGGTCATGGCCTATTGCAGAGTTAATTGGAATTTTAAATTTAAACGGAGACAAAACAGTGAATATTTCCGACGGAGGTGCTATGAAAATTTCAATAGATAGCGGCATTGCAGAATATGATTACATTTTACCGGCACAAACAAAATAGTGGAAACCCATAAACGCACTATTGCAAGAATGATAAGTTACCGCATTACTGCATGGTTGTTTACAATCCTGTGGACATACTTGTTCACAGGAGACTTAGGCAAAAGCACAAGTTTTGCAACATTGTTACACTTATTGTTATGTGTTGATTACTATATTCACGAAAGGGTATGGTTAAAAATAAAATGGGGATTAACTAATGGAAGATAACAGTTTAAAAATATTAATCGAACTATTTGATGTTGCACTAGAATCAGATAATCCTGCTGTTAAAAAAGCATTGAAAAATCTGTTGCTAGTTGCAACGTTAGTTCACAGTGAAAACGAAAAACCTCTACGTGGCCCGTTGTATGCACTTGTTAATGAAGTCGAAACGCTAAAGAAGAATTTTACTATATTGTCAATGGAGTTCAAGCAAGCAGAACACGACCGCAAAATTGGCAAACTTCCGGTATCTAGTGGCAACGGGAGTGGGCAATCCTATCAATATCCTTATTTACAACAAAGTAGTTATTTAAAAGAATTAACCAGCTGGGGTTTAAAGTGAATAGAGACTTAACTACTGCGCAGAAAGATTATGCAATTTTTTTGCCAGCAACATCAGGGTTTTACTCGACATTTATCGGTAAACAACGATATAGCAATTATGTCGATCCTGCCCGCATACCAACTTCATTTAAAAGCGGTATGGCAAGTCTTAACTACTTAGAACCAGATAAGGGTGCATTTTACTACAACTGGTGTTTATACTCTGCAGGACACGCTAACTTAGACCTTAACAAGTATGACGAAAGCGAAGATATGTTCCGTAATAGAGATAGAAGTACTAGTTGGGTGCTAGGCGACTCAGGAGGGTTCCAGATTGGTAAAGGTGTATGGGAAGGCGAGTGGCGCGATCCGACTAGTGCAGTTGTGCAAACAAAAATGGCTGAGTGTATTGCAAAAGGAATAGAAACTGTTCCTGTACTTGACAAAGACGGTAATCCCATTGTTAATAAAAAAGGTATTGCCAGGACTACTAAAATCGATCATGTTAAAGTCTATCAGGCACGTTTAGATGCTGCTCAAAAGAAAAGAGAGCAAGTGTTAACGTGGATGGATGCGTTAATGGATTATGGCATGGTACTTGATATTCCAGCGTGGGTTGAAAGAAGCCCTGCAGGAAGATTAGCAACAGGAATTACAAGCTACGACGAAGCAGTCGAAGCAACGATTTATAATAATGAATACTTTATGAAACATCGTAACGGAAACTGCAAGTTCTTAAACGTACTACAAGGCGAAACACACGCACAAGCCGATGACTGGTACAGTAAGATGAAAGATTTTTGCGATCCTGCAAAATATCCAGACAATCATTTTAACGGATGGTCGATGGGTGGACAAAATATGTGTGATGTTCACCTTGTCCTTAAAAGACTAGTAGCATTACGCTTTGACGGTTTATTAGAAACAGGACTGCATGATTGGATGCACTTTTTAGGCACGAGTAAATTAGAATGGGCATGCTTGTTAACTGACATCCAACGTGCTGTTAGAAAATATCATAATCCTAACTTTACTATTAGCTTCGACTGTGCAAGTCCGTTCTTAGCAACTGCTAACGGGCAAATATACATTCAGACAGAAACCGAAGATAGGAAAAAATGGGTCTATCGAATGGTACCAAGTGTTGACAATAAAAAGTATGCACTTGACACTAGGTTGTTTAAAGATGCTGTTATACAAGATGGAATTTTTAAGAATTTTGAATCAAGTCCGTTGATTGACCAAGTGCAAATCAAAGATGTCTGCATATATGCACCAGGTGATTTAAATAAAATTGGCAAAGAAGGTAAAACTTCTTGGGATAGTTTTAGTTATGCAATTCAAATGGGGCACAATGTGTGGAGCCATCTTAATGCAGTGCAAGAAGCAAATCGTCAGTACGACAATGGTAAATATCCTGCCATGATGGTTGCAAGCAAAGTCGAAGGAAAAAAGTTTCGGCAGTACAGTAGAAACTTCTTTAAAGATATAGTCGATGACATATTTGCAGCAGATACTCGAGATAAAGCAAACGCAATTATCGAACAGTATAACAGATATTGGATGGATATTCCAGGAACACGCGGTGCAATTGGTGCAAAGACTGTTAATTCGTCAACACAATTTGCCGTTTTCTTTGACGAAGAAGAGGATGATAGTGTACACTTAGAACACGGGGGCGAGCTTGAAGACAACATCGAACAAGCTGAAGCTATTTTAGATGAACTTGAACAGAGTGTAAAGGCATGAATAGAGACTATACTGGTGTAACAACAGACGATGCTACTTTTTTTATAGGTAAAGAAATAGAACATACACCCGCATACGGAAAGAAAACGTTGTTTATAGTAGGCAGACATTCGGTAGGAGACATTGAACATCACATCGACAGCACCATTGAACATTTGTTCTTTGGTGCGAACCATAGCTTTAATCCAGAACGACAAGATTATGCAGCATGGGCCGAATGGGAAGACATGATTACATATTTTCTCAACCTTGGCTATCTGTGTAGTTTAGATATTCCACTAAGTGCAACTGAAGAATTTCACGACGGCAGCTTTAACGAGTATAACAACTTTATACCGCAAATCCGAGTTCCGATTCCTTATATTAGATTTTGGAACTACAACACCATGATTAAAATCGACGATATCGGTTTTAACTCGACTAATCCGGGTGTATGGACTCACAGTTTGCACGATTTACAAGATCGTGCAAAATTTACTAACTGGGCTGAATATAAAAAAGACGAGATCTTAAAATGACAAGAAAAAGAAGTATCTATGCACCCTATGCGCCTACGTGTGTACTACCTGGTTGTGATAACAGAGTTAGTTATCATGACATTGTTACAAAAAGTGACGGTACTCCGGGAATCCACTGGAAAGCATGCTGTGAACTGCACCGCAATGAAAACAAAGACGAGTCCGACACATACAAACTTTCAAGAGGTTGTGAAAATAAAGACGGTAGGTTAGGTTTAGGTTTTTCATGTGAAAGTACAGCTATTACAGAATCAAGTAAATTAGATTACGATCACTGGAACGGTAATAGATTTGATCAATCAGAGGATAATATTGTTGTATTATGCAAAGACTGTCATTCAAAAAAATCAGTAATATGCAAAGACAACTTGAACAGGTATTCCTATGTTAATCCTAATTTTAATGACTTTTTTGAGTTAGTATAATGACAAATAAAATGATATTTGTCACTTTTAAGAAAGAAGGAATACATCATTACCCTGATGCGTTATCTAACCCAGCGTTAGCAGATGTGTCATTTTTAGGTCTTCCGCACCGACACATGTTTCACTTCAAAGTTTGGATTAGTGTAGTACACAATGATCGAGATATTGAATTTATATTGTTTAAAAGATGGTTGACTTCATTATACAATGATGCTATACTTGAACTTAACAACAAAAGTTGTGAGATGATCAGCGACGATTTACATGATGTTATATATCAAAAATACCCAGATCGCAAGATTTGGATTGAAGTCTCCGAGGACGGAGAAAATGGTTCTTTCATTCAATACTAAAAGGAAAACACAAAATGGCTAAAAACTACAAAACATTTTCATACTTAGAATCACGCCCAGATGTTGTTAAGATTTTTGAAGATCTTGAAGCATTTCATGATTTTTGTAGAATTGAGTTACGTAAGTTTGATCCAGCAGATTTGTATCGCAAGGATACAAAATCATACGGGGCATACTTAGCAAGCAAACGCCCACGTAAACCGTACCAAGGTAGCAAACCTTGGAACAAAAACAAGTTTAACAAATCGTAAGACAATGAGTAGAATCTTTCTTGTTGATTTAGAAGCAGTTGAGACAAGATACACAGGTGAGTGGAAAGACCACTTGCCTGCGGTTCTCACTAACCAAGGACATCATGTTACTATTATTTCTGGACCTAATGACATCCCTAGTGCAACTACTCCAGGTGCCTTTCTTAATTTTGGTGGGACTAACATTTATAAGGCCAACCAAGTTGAACAAATCGGCCGATTATTTTGCAATGGTGACATCCAGCCAAATGATCATTTTATTTTTACTGATGCATGGCACCCCGGTATCATTAACTTAAAATACATGAGTGAGTTACTGGGTATTCCAGTAACTATACATGGCTTATGGCATGCTGGCAGTTATGATCCACAAGATTTTTTAGGACGACTTTGTGGCCATCAGCCCTGGGTTGATAGTGCCGAACGCAGTTTCTTTTATGCGTTTGATTATAACTACTTTGCTACAGATTTTCATATTGACATGTTCGCAGAGAATCTGCTTAGACTACAACCAGCTACTGTAAGAGCATGTTATATGAATGAAGAAAATCAAAAGTTTGTACGCACAGGTTGGCCTATGGAATATATGGCTACTGTGTTAGACCCATATAAAGGCACAGAGAAACGTGATCTTATATTATTTCCACATAGAATTGCACCCGAAAAACAAGTTGAAATTTTTAAAGACTTGCAATCACGGTTACCGCAATATGATTTTGTAATTTGTCAGGAACAACAGCTAACCAAAAGTGAATATCACAAATTACTAAGCGAAGCAAAAATTGTGTTTAGTGCAAACTTACAAGAAACATTAGGTATTAGTTGTTACGAAGGTGCATTACTTAATGCAATACCAATGGTTCCTGATAGATTAAGTTATGTTGAAATGTACAATCTACATTTTAGATACCCGTCAGAATGGACTGAAAGTTTCGAATCATATCAAACACACAGCGTTAAATTGTGCAATACTATTATTAACTATATAGAAACATATGACGAATTAGTTCCTGCTATAGAACATCAGGCACACTTCTTAACACAGCAGTTCTTTTCAGCAAATAAATTATATGACAACATCAAATGATAATTCAATAACAATTACCGGAATAAGTGGAAATAGCATAACATCTACTCCGTATACTATATCAACTATGGCTTCAGATACAATTACATTTCCTTACACTAACTCTAACTCGGGTACATTTACTATTAACAGCGGATCTGGATATGGTACAATATCATCATCTTCTTCTATGTATGATTCTATTCATAGCGACTGGTCGTTTGTTCCGTTTAGTAACTCTTGGCCAGAATATGTTGATTTTCAAAAAATGGCTAAAGAGTACCCCGGACTTGAAATTGCCTACGAAAAGTTAAAAACTACATACAAACTATGCATCGATGACTGGGAAGAACAGAAAAGGAATAAAAATGGCAAATAAACTATATTACAGCTGGTCACAAATAGAAGGAGCATGTTTAGAAATTGTTAGACAGCTTGCTGCCGATAATTGGAAACCTGATTACATCGTTGGTATAACACGCGGTGGTGCAGTTCCTGCAGTGTTAATTAGCCAATACACCGGAATTCAAATGAAACCGTTAGAAGTTAGTCTACGAGACAATGGCGACTGTACAACTGATTGCGGAATGGCCGAAGATGCGTTTAATCGAAAACAAATTCTCGTAGTTGATGATATTAATGACTCGGGCGCAACTATTGCTTGGATTAAAGATGACTGGATGCAGTCTACGATGCCAGATCATGTATCCTGGGAAACAATTTTTGGCAGCAATGTTAGATTTGCTACAGTGTTTACAAAAGCATCTAGCAAAGAAACTGTTGAATATTCAGTAGAGGAAGTTGAAGACAGCACTTGGGTCGTGTTTCCTTGGGAAGACTTTTGGAGGAATGATGTCAGATTTAACAATTAGAGAACTAAAAGAAAAACTAAAAATGGTAACTCAGGATCTGCAAAATTTATCCGCAACCGGTGAAAGTATTCGCAAGATTGATGTGCTAACGCAGTACAAAGAATACATCGAAGATGAGATAAAATTTCTCTCTTCGGTTGACAAGACCTAAATAATGTTGTACAATTAAAAACAATTTAAGGAATATTAATGGCACACAATTCATCAAAAACAGATCCAGTATTAGGCAAATTAGTTCACGAGCATTTAGTTAAATTAGGTGTAGAAACGCCAGTAACAGAAAAACTGTTAACATCATCAGAAAAAGTTAATATCATTCAAGATAAGTTTTATGATATTATGGTAGCGTTAGGATTAGATTTATCCGACGACAGTCTAGCAGACACGCCTAAACGTGTTGCAAAAATGTTTGTCAACGAAATATTTTGGGGACTCGATTATGACGCATTTCCGAAATGTACTACTATTCAAAATAAAATGGGATACAATGAAATGTTGATTGAACGCAACATTAACGTGCAAAGTAACTGCGAACATCACTTTGTAATAATCGACGGGCTAGCAACAGTTGGGTATATTCCAAAAGATGTTGTACTTGGTCTAAGCAAGATTAATCGGGTAGTTGAATACTTTTCAAAACGTCCGCAAGTACAAGAAAGATTAACAGAACAAGTATTCCATGCATTAGAATATATTTTAGATACTGATAATATTGCAGTAGTTATTGATGCAAAACATTATTGTGTTGCTGCAAGAGGTGTAGAAGATACTGGCAGCTCTACTGTTACCAGTAAACTAGGCGGTGCATTTAAAAACGATCCAACTACTCGTGCAGAATTTATGAGTATTGTTAACAAGTAAGGAACTTTATGAAACTAGAACCACAAATTCCAGCAGTAGGCATTACACAAACGCACGACTGGGGCAAAAGTAAAATGTATGCGATTCGATGCGAATGCGGCAACACCGACGATGAAATTGAATTCATAGTAGAAGCCGACGAGTACAATGTCACTGTTACTACATGGACGACTCAGAAAACTGTATATTGGGATAGACCAATCGATCTGCAAACTGCATATAAAATTAAAAATTCATTTCTAAGCAGTGCAACTTATGAAGTATTAAGTTTTCTAAACGGATTCCATCACCGACTTAAAATGTCTTGGAACTTGTGGTTCAATGGTTATCTTAAATATCAGCAATCGACTATAATGTCTACACAACAAGCATTAAACTATGCAGAGGCACTGAAGTCTGCAGTTGAAGATTGCCAAGAATTTCGTAAACAGGATAAAGAATGTCAATAAAAGTATCAGAATTATTTTACTCAATACAAGGCGAAGGACGCTACATGGGCGTCCCGTCTGTGTTTTTGCGAACGTTCGGCTGTAATTTTAAATGCCAAGGCTTTGGTGTGCCTAAAGGCAGTTTAAGTGGCGAAGCAGATGTTATTGCCGAAAAACAAGTAAAATATAACAAGTGGAAATCCTATGAAGAATTACCACTTGTATCTACCGGTTGCGATAGCTATGCAAGCTGGCATCCAAAGTTTAAGGATTTATCACCTACTATCAGGATTACCGACTTAGCTGCTAAAATTTTAGACTTACTGCCAACTAAAGATTGGCAAGGTGAACATCTTGTTATTACAGGTGGCGAGCCATTGTTAGGCTGGCAGCGTAACTATCCGGATTTATTATCGCACACATTGATGAGTAAATTAAAAGAGATTACGTTTGAAACAAATGGCACGCAACCACTAACTCCGGATTTCAAAAGCTATTTACAGAATTGGGGCATGCGACACGGAAAAGATTCAATTACTTTTTCTGTTAGTGCTAAATTGAGTTGTTCAGGTGAACCTGCACACCTTGCAATCAAACCTGAAGTGGTGTGTGAATACGAAGAAGTCGGTTATGCATATTTAAAATTTGTAATTTCAACAGAAGAAGATGCAGAAGAAGCAATCGAGACTGCCGACATATATCGTGCTGCGGGATTTACAGGGCCGGTGTATTTAATGCCAGTAGGCGGTGTAACCGATGTGTATAATCTAAACTGCAAACGTGTCGCAGATATTGCATTAAAAAATGGGCTAAGGTACAGTGATAGGTTACACTTGCCACTATTTGGAAATAGTTGGGGAACATGATGTTTGAAAAAATAATAAAAGCAGTATTTGGTACAGGAGAATTTACGGAAGACCAAAGAATTGCACAACTCGAGCAAGAACTTGCAGATGCTGATAATTTAATCGAACAGGCAAAACTCCTCGAAGAAAAACGAGCAAAAAAAGAAGCTAAAACGTTAGCTGCTGTTGAAAGGCGTCGAGCTAAAAAAGAATTCACAGGTTTGACACCAAAGGAAATTGCAAATAAACGCAAGGAGCCATGGGTAGATGTACTTTCATTTAAAGTTAATCAGGATAATATTCGAAATGGTTTTTATGAACTTGATTGGAACGATTACTTTATTTTAGAACTTAAACGCGAAGGGTACGGCTACGACGGCGATCCTGACGAAGAAATCGTCGATCGTTGGTTTAGAGACATTTGCTTAAATGCTGCTGCAGAAACAGGTGTTGATCTAACTAATAGATCAGCAGGATACATTAACTTAACAAAATTAACCGGCGGCAACGCTGAGGTACAATGACATATATTATAGTTGATACAGCAAATACTTTTTTTAGAGCAAGACATGCTGTGCAAGGAAACGCCGACATTAAATTAGGCATGGCATTACATATAACATTTAATAGTATTAAGAAAGCATGGCAAGATTTTGGAGGGCAACATGTTGTGTTTTGTCTCGAGGGTAGAAGCTGGCGTAAAGATTACTACGAGCCTTATAAACGCAACCGAGCAGTAACCCGTGCTGCAATGACTGTCAAAGAACAAGAAGAAGACAAATTGTTTTGGGAAGCCTTTGACGAATTTAAAAACTTTGTAACTGATAAATCAAATTGTACAGTAATGCAGCATCCGCAACTAGAAGCTGACGATTTGATAGCAGGTTGGATTCAAGCTCATCCAAATAGTAAGCATGTAATTATTAGCACCGATAGTGATTTCCAACAACTAATTAGTCCAACAGTGAGTCAATATAACGGAGTTGCAGATGTTCTTATAACACATGAAGGTTATTATGATGCAAAAGGAAAACCTGTCAAGGACAAGAAAACTGGTGAGATTAAAATGCCGTTAGATCCCGAGTGGATGTTGTTTGAAAAATGTATGCGCGGCGACACAAGCGACAATGTATTTTCAGCATTTCCCGGTGTTCGAACTAAAGGGACTAAAAATAAAACAGGATTAACAGAGGCGTTTGCAGATCGCAACTCAAAAGGATATGCATGGAATAACTTAATGTTACAGCGTTGGACTGACCATAACGGACAAGAACATCGCGTGTTAGACGATTACGATCGTAATCGTAAACTAATCGATTTAACTGCGCAGCCGGAACATATTAGATCTGTGATTAATGAAACTATTAGTACCAATGCAGTACCAAAAGAAATAACACAAGTTGGGATTAGAATGTTAAAATTCTGTCAATCATACGAAATGAAACGAATGATTGACAATATTCAACAATTTGCTGAACCCTTCCAAGCAAAATATCAGGATTCAGCAGTAACATTGCGTAAATTAACACAGGATATTTAATGTCAGAGATACATGCCAAACCTATTGTAGACGGCGAATTTTGGATAGTCGAAGAAGACGGAGCTAAAATTGCAACTCTACATAAAAAAGAAAATAACAGGTTTTTATTAAGTAGCAAAGCCGGCGAAGTAATGTTTAATAAAAAAGAGGATCTTACTAATCAGTTTGGAAAAAGTTTCTTTTTACCTGATCATAAGGTTAAAGTAACAGTTGCCGAACCAAACAAGTGTTACGGATATCCTACAAGTTGCAAGCCATTTAATGCAATGTATGATGTCCAACGAAAGTTACCATTGTTTACAAAAAGTGACCAAAGCAAAAGTTTATATTGTGCAGGTTACTATATTATTAAATTTGACAAAGGATGGGTTAAGAGTTTTTGTCCAAAAGCAATTACAATTGAACGGTATGCTAGCAAAGGCCCGTTTAAAACAGAATTAGAAATGAAAACGGTGTTATCAAATGCAAAATTCGATTAATACAACTCCAATCTCGCAATATGTTCAATTACTGCGTGCTGCTGAACAGAGTCGGCAAACCGAAGTTAAGATTCCGATCCAACAAGCTAGGCTATTGAATCTAGCACTTGCAGAAATAATGGATAAAATGAATCAAGACTACGAAACTATGTTTAACCAGTTAAAACAAAGTGTCGAAACAGATGTAGTTAACATCCAGTTAGATGGCGGCAACTTGTCAGAAGAAAATTAAGATAAATACGTGGATAATGGAGGATTGCAATTGTCGCGACCAAAACCACGTATACTTTTAGAATACACTGATACTAAAACTTATAAGACTGATCAGATTTTAGAAGCTGACGCAATATGGGCAGTTTTTTATAAAGATGAACCGTTTAATTTAAAAAGTGCAAGCAGCATTTCGAATTATCCAGGTCCGAAATATAAAAAAGTCAGTTTCTCGAATCCCGGTCATGCACATAATCTAGCTAATAAATTAAATCGTCAATTTAACAGCAACGATTTTACAGTTATTAAACTCACCGAAGGTATTATAGTTAAATGATCCCAAGAGATGCCCTAACTAAAATTTTTTTAAATCAATGGGGCAAAAGCACAGACGATGCCAACGTAAAATTGTATTCGCGCAAATGGTGGCAATCAAATCGAGTAGGCAAGCAATTTGCATATCGATTGAGTCTAGATGGTTTGGATTTTTTAACTAAAGAGCTCGATTTAAGAGGATACGAAATTCCTTTTACCGAATCAATTGACGCAAGCCCGCAAACTATAGTATTCTTAGAACGCTACATAGATTGCCCTTACTACTTAACTAATAAAAGTATTACAGTGTTTTCAGAACGTAAAAGTTTTGAACTTTATTTGTTTTCAGATGACATTAGAAAGTACGGAATAATTAAGGCACTGAATGCACGCGAAAATGAAAATAATTAGTTGACAACTGCGTAATTTGAAACTATAATATATACATACTTTTTAAGTATGCCTGCTTTACTTAATTACAAAACTTTTAATCTTCCTTACAACACACTACAAAGGTAATACAAATGAGTGAAATTTCAAATCGTACTATTGGCCCAAGCAGCACTAAAAAAGCGTTACGTAAAGCGTTTTCTAGCAAACGTCCTGTATTTATTTGGGGTCCTCCAGGTATTGGTAAATCAGACATTATTAAACAATTAGGCAAAGAAATGCCTAACACATTAGTTAAAGATGTGCGTTTAAGTTTGTGGGAGCCAACTGATATTAAAGGTATTCCATTTTTTGATTCAAACAGCGGCACTATGCGTTGGGCTCCTCCTGCAGAATTACCAGATGACGAATTAGCAAGTCAATATGACAGTATCATTTTGTTTTTAGACGAGATGAACTCTGCGGCGCCAAGTGTACAAGCGGCATCATATCAATTAATTTTAGATCGTCGTGTTGGCACTTACCAATTGCCAGATAATGTGTTAGTCGTTGCCGCAGGTAACAGAGAAGCAGACAAAGGTGTTACTTATCGTATGCCAACTGCGTTATCAAATCGTTTTGTGCATTTGGAAATGGCAGTTGATTGGAATGACTACTTTGACTGGGCAACCGAAAACAAAGTTCACAAAGATGTTGTCGGTTTCTTAACTGGAAACAAACGTGATTTACACGACTTTAACCCAAAAACAAGTGGCCGTTCGTTTGCAACGCCTCGTTCATGGTCATTTGTTAGTGAGTTATTAGCAGATGACGACTGTGACGAGGAAACATTGCTTAACTTAATGTCAGGTGCAGTTGGCGAAGGATTAGCTATTAAATTTAACGCACACCGCAAGATTTCAAGCAAATTGCCAGACCCAACTGATATTTTGTCAGGACGTGTAAAGAAAATGGAGTCTAAAGAAATTTCTGCAATGTACTCTTTAACTATTAGCTTATGTTACGAGCTAAAAGATGCATGCGATAAAAAAGCCAAAGACTTTAATGCACAAGTTAACAACTTTTTTGACTTTATGATGACAAACTTTGAAACTGAGTTAGTTATTATGGGTTCAAAAATTGCGTTATCGTCGTACAAACTGCCATTAGATGTTGACGAGATTGCATGCTTTGAAGAATTTCACACTAAATATGGCAAATATATTTCGGCTGCAACTGGCTAAAATGTAAAATAGATTGACACCGCCTACGGGCGGTGTTATACTTTATACATATTAACAACATTAGGAAATAAAATCATGTCAAGTTTAGACCCAATCGTAGATAAAATTATTGTTGCTCGCGTAGGCCTGTTGTTGCGTCATCCATTTTTTGGTAATATGGCAACACGTCTTAAAATTCAAGAAGGATCAGAATGGTGCAAAACTGCAGCCACTGACGGTCGTTCTGTATTTTTTAATCGCGAGTTTTTTCAAAAATTAACAATTAAAGAAATTGAGTTTGTACTTGCTCACGAGATTCTGCACAACGTATTTGATCATATGGGTCGAAGAGAAGGCCGCCATCCAAAAATTTTTAATATTGCCGCTGACTTCTGTGTAAATGGGCAATTAATACGTGATAAAATCGGTGACGCAGTAACAAGTATCCAAATTTATCACAATCCGGATTATTACGGTATGGGTGCTGAAGAAATCTATGATAAGATTTTTGATGAGATGGATGAACAAGAGTTAGATGCACTTGGCCAAATGCTTGACGACCATATTGATTGGGAAAAAGAGGACGACAAAGACGGTAAGCCGTGTTACTCAAAAGAAGAATTGCGTGCAATACGAGACGAAATACGTGAAGCAACTATGCAGGCAGCACAGGCAGCTGGCTCAGGTAAAACGCCAGCAAGCATTGCACGTTTAATCGGCGATCTTACACAGCCAAAAATGAATTGGCGTGAAATCCTACAACAACAAATTCAAAGTGTAATTAAAAATGACTATTCATTTTTACGTCCAAATCGAAAAGGCTGGCACATGAATGCAATATTGCCTGGCTTAAAATTTGACAACACAATTGACATTTGTGTTGCAATTGACATGTCTGGCTCAATCAGTGATGCGCAAGGTAAGGACTTCTTATCTGAAATTAAAGGCATTATGCAAGAGTATCAAGATTTTAGAATAAAATTATGGTGTTTTGATACTAAAGTGTACAACGAACAAGACTATGACAGTTACACAATGGATGAGTTCGACGAGTACGAACTAATGGGCGGTGGCGGCACTGACTTTGATGCTAATTGGGAATATATGAAAGAGCACGACATTAATCCTAAAAAGTTTATCATGTTTACAGACGGCATGCCATGGGATTCATGGGGCGACGAACAATACTGCGATACTATATTCATTATTCATGGCTCTGAAACAATTGTTCCGCCATGGGGCGAATATGCGTATTATGAAGCAGTCAAGGAAACAGCATAAATGGCGTTAAAAAATGGCAAACCCAATCCTTTAAACTTTTTTAAATTAAGAAGGGTTGAGTTTGCTTGTCCTCATTTTAAATACATGACCATTGATCGATATCATCCTGCACAAGTCAGAAATATCGATCAATGGATTAAATCAAATTTAAATAATAGATATTATTTAGGCAAACACGTTGTATTAGATTCACAAAATACAATCGTATATCATCTTAGAATTGGGTTTGAATCAGAAAAAGAGATTAGCTTTTTCACAATTGCATGCCCGCATATACATACAAGATAATTATTGTAAACACACAAGGAGAAACAATATGACTGAAAATACACAAGAAGCAGTACAAGAAACCGCAGTAGAAGAACAATCAGGTGCAGATCTTACTATTAATGATTTAAACGCATTAAAAACTATTATCGATATTGCAAGTTCACGCGGGGCATTTAAACCAAATGAAATGGTTGCAGTTGGTCAAACGTACACTAAATTATCATCTTTCTTAGAGCAAGTTGCTAAACAAGCAGAAGCAGCCGGAGCAGCAAAGTAATGGCAGCACTAAAACATGTCGGTCGTGTTAAAGCAACAGGCAAAAAATGTATTGTTGCGTATAGAACATTGCCAGGTGATGCGTACAACTGTTTAATTGTACCAACAGAAAACTTACCTGACAGCTATCATGATGCAATTATTAACTTAGTAGAAAGTAATGCCGGCCAATCTGCATACGAGTTTGCAGAAACAATGGCTCGAACTAACTTTCCAGATGGTAGTATAATGCTTGCTGCACTACACACCCAAAATAGAATGGTCAAAGTATCAACCGATCAAATTGAAATGTTACCAACTAATTCATACGCTATTTTGCTGTCTGAATTGAACCAGGTAATTGCCGAACAACGTGGGGTAGCAGTCGATAACTTAGCGTTAAGATCAGCTGATGTCGAAAAAGCCGAAGTGTTAGATGTAGCTAAAGTTAGCAAAGTTCCGCCTTCGACTGAAGATTTTTCTAAAACAACCTCTGCAAGTATTAATGAAGCCGAAGTTGTAATTACCGAATATACAGATCCAGTTGATGCTGCAAAGCATTATCGATCGCAAGCAGATAAACTTGCAAAACAAGCAGCAAATTTTCGAAGACTTGCTGAAGAGTTAGTCCCTGCACCAAAGAAGAAAGTAAAGAGTGATTAATCAAGGAAAGATTTTACCACAGGAAGTGGTAGACCTTTGGCCTGAAGTATTTGAGGGGATTAAGATTAAATCTTTACCCCTCAAATATTTAGAATCAGTTTCGATAAATTTTAAAGATGGAAAAAGTTGGGAAGTTAAACTAACAGCTAAAGCAAAAAAAGACGGATGGGATGTTTTTTGTAATAGTTTATCCGAATTGCTTTTATCCTACGAAGATCGAATTGATGATATTGACTTCAAGCTAAACACAGTTAGAGTTAAAAAAGACATCGAACGATCTACTTCTAAATTCCTAAAAAAACAAAAACTATGACAGTAAAAATAGTATCATACTCGCAACCAACAGAAGAATTTGCAAACCAAGGTATTGCAGATGCACAGGATTTAATTGCATTTTGTGCAAGAGTTTCTAATCCATCAAATCAATTTAACACCGAAACTTCAGATAAATTGATTCGATATTTAATTAACCATAAACATTGGTCACCACTTGAAATGGTAAACATTTGTTTAGAAGTTGAAACTACCCGTGATATCGGTAGACAAATTTTAAGACATGTTAGTTTTCGTTACCAAGAATTTAGTCAACGATATGCAGATCCAACAAAGGATCTTAATTTTGTAATTAGAGAAGCACGATTACAAGATACTAAAAATAGACAAAACTCAGTCGAGCTTGATATGACCAATGCAGATCATAGAGAAATCTCAAAGATCTGGATTGAAAAACAACATACTGTAATTAAGGCTGCAAAGGATGCGTATGCATGGGCAATTGCAAATAACATTGCAAAAGAACAGGCTAGAGTAGTGTTGCCCGAAGGCAACACTGAAAGTAGAATGTATATTAGTGGATCGTTGCGTTCATGGATACACTTTATTCAAGTACGCACAGACGCATCAACTCAGAAAGAACATAGATTAATAGCGTTAGAATGCGCTAAAGTTATTTCTAAAATATTTCCAATGGCTGAAGAGTTTGTACACAAAGAATCAGAAACAACTAGTTGAAAAATTATTAATTAACAAATTCTTTAATATATTTAGATGATTCGAATTGTATTCGAAGCCAATCAAAATCATTAATCATTGCAAGTGCCAAAATATTTTTGGCATTTTTTTGACCGTAATCTTTGCCTGCGACAGCTCCGGCAATTGCAAAATTTCCAAATTGTGTATCAACACCTACAGTACACCAGATATCTAATCGAATTTTTGATTCTTGATTAATCTGACCATCAATTAATCTACTGCTTAGTTTTACACATTCTCTAAATGCAGATTTCCAGGTATCGAATGGGCTAGTATCAAATGCAGTAATATTTGAAATTTCGGGCATAACTTTAAATTCTGAACTAATTGCAGTTGTCATATCCGGAGAATATACATCAACATTTAATGTTAACTCTTTTGGAAGCAATTTGACGCCACCGTAACCGTAGACTAAATCGTTAATAGGGTTTTTACTACTCCAGGTATACACAATGTTCATTTCATTTTTTGATATTATCATATCAAAATTAAAAGTTTCTTCAATAACTGCATCACCGTCTACTACCCAAAACATTGGCGATGATGCAAGTTTTGCTGCTGCGATATGTGCTTGATGAATACCTTTAACTCCGTGTACACGTTGAGCATACGGAAACCGTTTAACTAACTTGTCAAAATTGGCATCGGCATTTGATTCGTTATAGCTAATAAAGACAATGTCGTACCAACCAGTTTTACTTGCAACAACTGGCCATTCCTTTCTATCAACTGGAAATCGGTGTTCAATTTCTTTTTGTGATAAAACTGCATGCGTCGAACATAAAAATACGCCATTATATGTATCGGAATTATGAACGAATGCGTGGTTTTGATATCTATCAAAATCATACTTAGCGTTCTTTTTAGAAAAGAAAAGATCGAATTTAAAATCATCAACTGCTTTAATATTGCAAGATTCCATCCAAAACATTTCAGTAGTTGTATGATCAAGAGCATACAGGTATTCATCATACGAATCTATTACAAACCTATCATAGGATTTATATGTGCTTGCAACAACTGGCCATTCCTTTCTATCAACTGGAAATCGGTGTTCAATTTCTTTTTGTGAAATGAAAGTATGTATCGAACATAAAAATATGCCATTATATGTTTGTTCGTCATCTTCTAAATGTAAAAATGCGTGATTTTGTTTTCTGTCATACTCGTATTTTGCGTTCTTTTTAGAAAAATACAAATCAAATTTAAAATCATCAACTGCGACAATATCTTTTGATTCCATCCAAAATAATTCAGTAGTTGTATGTTCTAGTGCATACAGGTATTCATCATACGAATCTATTACAAACCTATCATAGGATTTATATGTGCTTGCTACAATATCCCATTCCTTTCTATCAACTGGAAATCGGTGTTCAATTTCTTTTTGTGATAAAACTGCATGCGTCGAACATAAAAATATGCCATTATATGTTTGTTCGTCATCTTCTAAATGTAAAAATGCGTGGTTTTGATATCTATCAAAATCATACTTAGCGTTCTTTTTAGAAAAGAAAAGATCAAATTTAAAATCATCAACTGCTTTAATATTGCAAGATTCCATCCAAAACATTTCAGTAGTTGCGGTAGCTAATGCCGAAAGATATCCATCATACGAGTCAATAACAAATCTATCATAGGATTTATATGTGCTTGCTACAATATCCCATTCCTTTCTATCAACTGGAAATCGGTGTTCAATTTCTTTTTGTAATAATACTTCGTAGGTCGAACATAAAAATATGCCATTATATGTTTGTTCGTCATCTTCTAAATGTAAAAATGCGTGATTTTGTTTTCTGTCAAAATCATACTTAGCGTTCTTTTTAGAAAAATACAAATCAAATTTAAAATCATCAACTGCGACAATATCTTTTGATTCCATCCAAAATAATTCAGTAGTTGTATGTTCTAGTGCATACAGGTATTCATCATACGAGTCAATAACAAATCTATCATAGGATTTATATGTGCTTGCTACAACTGGCCATTCCTTTCTATCAACTGGAAACCGATGTTCTATTTCTTTTTGTGATAATACTTCGTAGGTCGAACATAAAAATATGCCATTATATGTTTGTTCGTCATCTTCTAAATGTAAAAATGCGTGATTTTGTTTTCTGTCGTAAAAATTGTTAAATTTAAAATGTAAATCAAATTTAAAATCATCAACTGCGACAATATCTTTTGATTCCATCCAAAATAATTCAGTAGTTGTATGTTCTAGTGCATACAGGTATCCATCATACGAGTCAATAACAAATCTATCATAGGATTTATATGTACTTGCAACAATATCCCATTCCTTTCTATTAACTAGAAATCGATGTTCTATTTCGTTTTGTGTCGAAAAGGCATGCGTCGAACATAAAAATATGCCATTATATGTTTGTTCGTCATCTTCTAAATGTAAAAATGCGTGATTTTTGTCTCGATCATAAAAATTGTTAAATTTAAAATGTAAATCAAATTTAAAATCATCAACTGCTTTAATATTGCGAGATTCCATCCAAAACATTTCAGTAGTTGTATGATCAAGAGCATACAGGTATTCATCATACGAGTCAATAACAAACCTATCATATTGCACAACTGTTGATGCGTTAATATTAACTTCATTGCTATTAAGATAAAACCTATGATCTATTTCGTTTGTCGAAAGAAATCTTATCTTTGAAATTAAAATAACTCCAGTATATTCATTATCATTTTTAAATATATGAACATAATCTTTAGCCCATTCTTGGACTGTATAATCAAAGGAAAATGTATCTAAGATTGTAAGGTCCGAATATACAATCCAGAGAAATTTAGTAAACGAGTGGTGTTGTGCTGTATTAATAGAAGCTGCACGTTTTGCTAACGGGTATTTTAACTTTAATTGTGCAAATTTATTAGTAGCATATTTTGAATCATCTGAAATAAAAAATATATCGTACATTAGTGTTTGATCCTATAACGTGGCGAATTATTGTAGACTGTTTTAAAAAATTTACTACCTTCGCTGTCAAGATACGAAACTGGTAATCCTAATTTTTCTCGTATTTCGTCACCAAGCAGTTCTCGACGTTTGCAAATTTGCACATTCCTCCAATCTTTATAGGTGTCTTCCCAGTAAGTTGTTAACCATTCAAAATCTCTAACATTTGCATAATCCCACGTTGAGTTAGCTGTTAGTAAACAACCTTCCCTTGCACCTATAATCGACCATTCACCGTTTTCAACATCGTTACCGACATTACACCACACTAGCAATCTATGATAGTTTTGCCACCACACTGTAGTAAGATCATTAACTTTTGCACCTTGATCAAGACACATTTTAACACCTTCGCGAAATCCTGCTCGCCATGCTTGAAACGGAGTTGCATTCGTATAACTAACAGAATAGTTTTCAGGAAACTGATAATAACGATCGTCAAAACAAAATTCAACTTTACTTTTAATATCATTAGGATCTGCATTTTCGTGTGTTTGCATCTCATTAACAAATTTGCGAGTCCACATTTTTAACCCGCCATTACCATACATTAACCCGTTAACATGAATTTTCCCGCACCAACTAAATACGTGTTCAGATGTTAATCCTAATTTATCTAAATCAATTTCTAATCTTAAAAATGCAGGATCAATGATGTTATCAGCATCAACGGTTACAAAGTATTCAGTGTCACTTAACGCTGCGCATGCTTTATGGGCAGCGTCGCTGCCTTTTACACCGTGAACCCGTTTAGCCCACGGAATTTTTTTAAGTAAATCGGCATAATTTTTTTCAGCATTTGGTTCATCGTAACTTAAGAATATAACATCTTGTTCAATAATTTTTATAATATTACTCATGGGTAATTACTAATCCGTATGATTTTAACACTTTACTTGTTATCAATGTTATTTTATCAATATTTGTTTCGAACTTGCTTTCAAATGGGATATAAACAGAAGACGCTAACAGATCTGCTGGTTTAATTTTTATTGTTCGTATTAAAAAATCAAAATCATTTTCTAATGTAACAAAAAACACTAATACCTGCGAATATGATTGCACGAACGGTCGACCTTCCTCTGCTACATTAAATACCCAATATTTGATTTTGTTATTCCATTCGACGATCAATCTAGTATCACTATCAGGTGAGTCACATACCCAGGCCAATAAATCATTTTTAAATGAAATCGTCGGATTAAGTAACGAATATAATGAAATTTTATCACTGTCTTTATAACCAACTCTATAATTAGATAACGGTTCGATTCCGGATACTAGTGTGTAGTACTCGTCGTAATTTATTTCTAAAAAATTATCAAACGCAGTAGTAAACTCATTTGATACTAAAAATATGCAGCCGGCATCATCATAATATACATAGTATTTTGGATCAACGGGCATCAATGCGGCGTTGGTTTTTTTAGATTTAGATTTACGTTTTGCCATGTGCTAACTCTTTTAGTTGTGTTAATAATTTGTCATTTATAAAATCTTTTTCAACATAATGAAATAATTTTGATTGTTTAATATTGCCAACTACTAGGTCACCTTTTGAATTTAACATTGCAGGAACTACATCTTGCCATTTTTCCGGAGTCTCGTGCCATCCTTGCAATGCAGGTTTCATATGAATAAATTCCAACGGTGAAATTCGATCTACTGCAGTTTCTTGTAAACCTAGTAGTTCGATTGCAACAGCAACCGCAAGATCTATACTTAACCATTTTTGATAGTATGCCGGAGCAACTGTTGTCCATGCCCATTCCCAATTATAACAAACAAATTCGAGAACTTTATAAAAAGTGTATGCGCTGTCTGACTTTTTAAAATAGTGCAATGCCGAATATGGGTTTTGAAGGTGATTATAAGAAAACGCATTTCTATATACATTATCAATTACTGGTTCGAGTTTATAATTTTTAATTCTTGAACAAAATTTAAGATCATAGTTACTACAGTATTGCCACCATTTACTAATGTCTTCTAATAGCAACATATCAGCGTCTAACACAATTGTTTCATCATACGGAGTAATATGAAAAACCTTCCATCTATTTTCAACCTTCCACTCTGAGTCTACTGCAGCATCATTCCACGGTATTGCTATAATTTTATCAAAGACTGCGCTATACTCATCGCTAACTAAATCATTAGTCATTATTGATATCTTATTATACGTATTTTGACTAAATTTTATCGATAGTGCAAGTGCATACGCCTGCTTGATATAATCAACCGATGGTGTATTTTGTGCAACTACTAAAAATCCTTTAGACATTACTCACCTCATCAATATATCGATTTAGACTTATCTTATTCATTACATGTACATCAATACCAGTTGTTTTTGCAGCTATATATTCACCTAGACAATTCTCTTTTTCTACTAAAAATTGCATTTTGTTATCTTTTGCATTAATTAATAGATCTTTATCTGTAATATATGTCATTGTTCCCGGTAATTCAACTGCGAACTCTCCATTAGTCTTACCGTTCATTATATGAATTGCAATGCTAAATGCAAAATCGTTTCTAAATAACTTAGTTTCAATGCTGTACAACACTCTAAAATATTCCCAATTTTCTCTAATATAAAAAATTAAATTAAAAAAAGACTCAATAATTGCTGATTTTTTAAACACAAACACAGTTGCCCAATAAAATGGAATAGAATATTGATTAATCCTTTCAAATTCAAATGTTGGTCGCCATTCTGCAAGATCAAAACTTTTTTTATAAATTTGAAAATCGTAATCTTGGTCTAAAGACATGTTTAGTATTGGCGAATTTAATATATAATCGCAGTCTAACACTATAGTAGTGTCGTACGGTGTTAACTCGTAAGCCAGGTATCTTGAAAAATTTTTCCATTCTGATAAAATAGATGACAGTGTGCCATCGAACATAACTCTCTTTTGTTCAGTACTTTGGTCGATTTCAATTATTTGATCAAAATTATGATCAGGATACGAAGTTTCTAACCAATTTTTAGAATCAGTCACGATCGACACTGGGATATTTAAATATAATCGAACACGCGCTGCGCAAAAAATTGCCATTTTAACATAATCTATATCAGTGTTATTTTGTGCAAATATCAAAGCACCGGTAGTCATAATTCGACCATATCTTTAAGTTTTCGTTTCGATGATATATCACTAAATTTTGCTGCATAATCGTTTACTGCTTCAAAATATATTGAAAAAATATCATCAAAAAATGATTGCAAATCAGAAATTATTACAGGTAAATTGTTAGTATCTACAATTGCAATATCAGTAGTATGTCCTAAATCTAACATAGTTTTGATAATACTAATTAATTCTGGTCCAATCTTAAAAGTTGCACCATTAGTATAATATACTAACTGCTGATCAAATTCTTCTAAGATAATGCGGCGTTGATTGGATAAAGTTGCCATATAATTTGCAACTTCAAATGCGGTTTCTATTCGGGTGTCCATTGTATCTCCTTAAATCTACTAATTTTAATTAGCATTTAAGGAGATACAAATAGACAAATATTGATTTACGGGAATGATGCCGTTGCAGACGGTGCAGTAACTGAAACATTTGTTCCAGATGCATAATACCCTTCGACTGTACTTGATATGACACCAGTGACATTTTCGTCGATTCCGTACCCTCCGGGCGCATAGCTATCGTTAAACTGAATTGTAAATATTATCTGAGCTGTACTCGATCCGGTTCTTGCATATATTCTGTATGCGTTAGGATTATACGTCGGAGCTTCTGTAGTTTTTTGAAAAACTAGCTGATCCGTCGATGTCAATGAAGAGTAACCTATACTTGATCCGGTTCCGGACCCTGATGCAAATGTCGACGCTAATACAAAAGAGATTTTACCCATATTGCGCAATAATAAGTACCAAGAATTATTTTTTGTAGCAGTTGTGCCGTCATCAGGTAAACTTGCTGTAAATTCAATCACGCCGCCTGCATTAAAATACCACCTTGCTGCATTTAAACTTGCAAATGTTAATGTAATAGTGTGTGTGATTAACGTATTCCATGCAGTAGTTCTAGTCAACGCAGATAACGATAGTCGCGAACCTTGCCCTGTTGGCGGTACTACATTCCTATTTGTAGCTACGGTATTAGCAAACGTATCGTACTGAGTACGAATCGTTTCGGAAATTTTTGTACTAGTTGTAGCTGCTGTAAGATTAGTGCTTTCATCTACTCCAGTTTGGTGTTGTCTTGCTCGTAGCAAATCAGCTCTTAAATTGTCCCATTGGGCAACAGTTGCAATTAACGAATTAGTAACCTGACTACTATTAATAGTCTGGCCGTACCCGTATGTGTCTGTTCCTGTTGTCATGACATCTGATATTTTTGTTTGAATAGCATTATAATCAGCTGCTGTTATGTTAGTTCCTACTCCGGCCATTTACTTTCCTATATTCTTTAATTAATGTTTTTAATGTATGTATTTAACGATTTTGATATCGTTATCCCCATTTTAATGTAATGCTTCCGGTACCGCCAGGAAAATGATACGTACCACCGTTTGTCGCAACTGCAGCAATGCATCCGCCCGGAACAAGCGATTGTCCAGTTTGTCCAGAATATGCGCCAGTGTCACCACTATTATACGTACCACCCATGCCACCGAATGGGTGGCCGGCGCCACCGCCACCTGGTCCACCACCATCGCCTATTCTAAATGGTCCAGGGCCGCCATTTACACTAGCAGAATATACTGCAGGTACGATTGAATCAAGCCCGCTACCGTTTAATCCTGCGCCACCGCCACCGCCACCGCCTGCAGCAACTACAATAGGTACACCGTCTCTTAATATAAACGATGCTGCGCCGCCGCCGCCACCTGCTCCAGAACTACCTGTAGGCCCGGCATTTCCGCCGATCCCGCCAGCATACAACCCGCCTGCACCAAGTCCGCCGACTCCGGCTCCTTTATTTGTTACTTGATTAGAACCAAAATTTCCGCCTCCGCCAACTCCGATTGTTAAAACTTCGCTCGGCGTAACAGCTAGTGTACCTGACACACGAGCACCTGAATACCCGCCATGACCTGCTTTATTATCATCTTTTCCGCCTGATCCGCCGCCTGCGCCATCTACTGTTATTTGAATTGAAGTAATACCGCGCGGTACGGTCCAACTATATTGATTAGGCTGGGCAAATACTTGTGCCCCTGCCGGAGTTTTTGACGTGTCGCTAATTGTAATAGTATTACTAGTTCTAACTTTGTTAGTGTACATACTATCAGTGTATAATTCGACTTTAAAACTTTCAGGTCCTTCAGTGTCTTTATCTTCTGCAATTGGTAAAATTATTAATCCGTTACCTAAACTGTCAATAGTAACCGTGTCATCTAAAGATGTAAGTCCTGAAAAATCTGCAAGATTAATTTCGGTTCCGCTATCATTTACAATTCTCCAATATAAAACAGTATCCATATCAATCGTAGTAGTTGCAATATTAAATGTAACTGTAGGTTGAGTAGTAGTATACGAAGTAGTCGATGCAGTAGTGTCGTAAATAACAAGTGCAACACCGTCGCTACCGTGCCCGTCACCTGCATAAGTAACCGTAACAGTGTGTTCACCTGCAGATAAAGTTACACTAGTTTGAACTCCAGATCCGCCGTAGGTAAAACCAGTATGCGCAACCTGCGTGCTATCAACTAAAAACGTACCTGATTGGTCAGATCCATGTTGGAAAATATATTCTCCTGTATGAGGGAATTTTACTTTCCAATTTGCAGTACTTCCACCTTTAAAATATACTGCATTTGCATTCATAAATTTACCCCACACATCGCCCGTAAGTCCGTGTACCGTAATTCCGGCAAGATCTGAACCTGCGGTTTTCATGTTCCATATTTGTTCACGAACAACTGTCGTTGTTACATGCGCAGTTGTAGTTGCTTCGTCTACATTGTTCGGAGATGATGAAACCCCGGTTGTTCCTAAAATTGCATACGTTGGATAATCCTTAGATGTATCATTAATAGTAATTGATTGGGTCGAAGCAATTATATTACTAGCAGCTGGCAATGCGTTAGCAACATCGACTGTAAATAACTCTGTACCTTCTGTCAAATGATCAGTTAACACATTAAATGCCCAAACCATAGAAGCACCACTTGTTAAAAACCCGTAATTACTGTCAAGTGTTGGTCCAGAAACATACGCTAAATCACTCCAGCCAGCAAGACCGCTAATATTAAGATAGCGTTGTACCCCGTTATACGCATTTGTTATAGATAATGTAACAGTAATCGTCGTAGTCGTAGTTTCGTTAACAATCAACGGAGTTGCAGAGATTGAATAGACAGGATCTCTAGAGGTATCTAACACAATCAAAGACGGATTAGATGCAAGCAACGATCCTGTTTTTGACCCACTTCTTATTTGCATAGCAAAGGTTTCAGTTGTTTCAGAAATATGATCTTCTACTATTTGCCATTGCCATACCATCGTCGGACCACTAACGATAAAAGATTGTTCTGTTTCGTTTAACGTCGGTCCACTAAATTTAGTCACATCAGCAAACGAAATTTTTCCTGGTCCAGTAGCTAACGAATAATATAATTTTGTTCCGATTGGTACTCCAATATTAGTAAACGTTACTAAAATTAATCTATTCGTTGTTTCATTAATCGATGCTGAAGGTATAGTAACTGCCGATGCTGTTAACGAGTAGTTCGGATCTTGTGACAAATCTAAGATAGTCGTAGGCGGTTCGTCGTTGTTATCTCCGAGGCTAGATGCAACTACCTGCCCAGTATAACTTTTAGTTCGTAATTCAATTGCAAATACTTCAGTGTCTTCAGATTTTTGATCAGCACGTAATGCTCTGACAATTTTAGGATCAGGTTGAGTACTATCAACTGTTACTGTTCCGCGCATGTCAGGGTTAGTAAGGTAATCAATAAAATCAGCTGCTTCGACACCATTTGTTTCATATAATTTTGTTGTCCAGTATAATACGGTCCCATTCGGAATACCAGTTGTATGCACTGTATAATTAACTTGGCTAATGCCCTCACCGACGATATTTGCATCAGGCGTAATACTGAACGTGCTTGCTGAATCTAGTATCGAAATAGTTTTACTTGTTTTAACTACATCACCCGAATATCGATTAGTTCGCAATGCAATCGCAAATTTTTTATTTTCAACGTTTTTATCAAATTGGGCAGCTCTGACGATTAAATCTAACGCTTCGCCCGTTGGTCCGATATACACCCTACCGCGCATATCTGGATTCGTATCGTAATCTGTAAAGTCAGCAGCAGTTACTTCATTAATATCGCTAGACACTGACACAGTAGTCCAGTATAATACAGTATCCACTGGAACATTTTCTGTTGAAACTTTAAAAGAAATACCATTCGCGCCCTCTGTTATTGAACTAACAGATTCATCTGGAAACGGTACAATTGAATAAGTAGCAGTCGGGTTCGGTTGTGAATTAACAGGTAAATTTGCCTCGATTTTAATAAATGGGCTATTTTGTTCAAATTTACTGTTACCTTCTTCCGGATACCCTCCGGAATAAAATTTAATTTGAAAATACTCTGCATCTTCGTATACATTGTCTTGTCTAATCGTGCGTTCAAAACTGTAAACTCCAGACGAATTGAGATTAAATGACCCTCGCATTAACGGATTTGTAGCATAATCAGAAAAATCTTCATTAGAAATTCCTGTACCGAATGCGTCTGTTTTCCAGTATAACTTATTTCCGGCTGCAGATGTACCGCCATTAATTGTAAAAGTTACAATTTTAGTCTCCGCCACAACTAACGGATCTGCGATAACAGTATAAACACTAGCAGGCACCGTAGTATCGATCGGAGCAGTAGGCGGTGGGTCAGAAATTGTAACATAAGGACTGTTCTGTACAAGTTTACTAGTCGAAACTGCTTCGTCTGGGAATCCTCCAGTATATAACTTAATTCGAAAATATTCATCACCTTCTAATGATTTGTCAGTATTAATTGTTCGAGTTAAATCATAAGTACCGTTTGAATTAAGAACAACGGTGCCGCGCATGAGTGGATTTGTTGCATAGTCAAAGAAGTCTTCTTTAGTTAATTCAGTACCATATGATTCGGTGGTCCAATAAACTCGGACTCCGGCTGCAGATGTACCGCCATCTATGCTAAATGTAACAGTATCTCCTTCGATTAATTTAGAAGGAGCTGCACTTATTGTATAGTTACTAGTAATAACCGGATCAGCAGTTAAATTAATAATTTGAACATCAGTACTAGTTTTTACCAATTTACTTGTCGATGCAGCCGGATACCCACCAGTATATAAATTAATCCGAAAATATTCTTTACTTTCAACTACAGTATCAAGTCGTGCAGTTCTCAATAATTCATAACTTCCCAATGCATTAAGATCAAAATACCCTTGCATATCTGGATTAGTTTGATAATCAGTAAAATCTTCAAAGGTAATACCTGCACCTTCAGTTGTCCAGTACAATCTGGTACCAACAGGGGCATTTGTAGAAGTAATTTTAAAAGTTACCGGTGTTTGCCCTTCTGATATTATAGTCGGTATTGGTTCAATATTAAACGTCGGTAAAAATGCATCAGTAATAGCTATATCCTGGCTTTCAATAAGAAACTTACTGTTAACATTAACGTCATCAGGGTATCCGTTACTATATAATTTAATTCGAAATTTTTCAGTTCCTTCTGGAATCGTACCATCTATTCTTGCAGAACGGCTAATATACCCTTTTCCTTGATTGTCAATCTGAACAGTGCCGCGCATTAATAAATTCGTAGCGTAATCAGAAAAATCTTCAGGTGTTATGTTTGCACCAGTGGTTGTCCAGTATAAAATTGTACCGTTGTAAACAAACGTCGTAGCAATTGTAAAATTAACCGGTACACTACCTTCAGTTATTACTAGTGGTGAAATTGATTCAAAACTATATGTAGGAGTAGGTTCAACCGGTGGGACAGTAATAATGACCGATGACCCCGGAGCCGGTGCTGAAATTGTTGCAGTTATATCGTTCCCGTCGGCTACTGCTCCGTCTACTAGCGCACTTTTAGCTGCAGGAATCGGTACTTCTACATTCGATCCAGATGCATGATACGATTTTAATATACTAGTTAACGTTCCGTCAATGTTAACATCTCCGCCGATCGTCGATAAATCGCGAAACTCAATAGTAAAAATTATTTGAGCAAGCGATGTTCCGGTTTTTGCAAGAATTCTGTAATCATTAGGAGTGTAAGAGTCAGTAGTAACCGATTGAAAAATCACTTGGTTAGATGCAGTTAATGTCAAATATCCGATTGCTGATCCAATACCTGCACCAGTTGCTGCAGTTATGACATGATTAAAGGTTACGGTACCTATAGAACTTAAAAGATTTGTCCACGACGCATTCTTAATATCTGCAGTACCGCTAGTACGAGAAGAAGTAAACTCAAAGGTACTTCCGGTATTAAAATACCACCTTGCTGCAGATACACTACTAAATGTAACTACTATTAAGTGGGTAGCAACGCCGTTCCACGCCGACGTGCGCGTACCAACTACTAAATTTTCTCGTGTCGCTTGCGAACTAGGCGGGGTAATAAGCCGATTAGTTTCTGCAGCAGTTAACACTGATGATAATGTTAGAAAGTAATTGTTTACTACTGTAGTTGACGCAGGTGTTAACAGCGGAATACTAGCCGATTCGTTAACACCTGTTTGATGTTGGCGAATTTTTAACAAATCAAGTCTAAGATTATTCCAATCATTGGCAAGAATTGTCGTGCGTGGTAAAATTTGACTACTGTATACGTTTTGGCCGTAACCGTAGGTATCTTCACCTGTTCCTAAAATCTGAGAAATTTTTGACTGGATAACATTATAATCGTTATGAACAACCGGGGTATTTTGACCAGACATGTAAATCCTCTTATAGTATTACTGCTTCGACAATTTTAACTTCTAAGTCTTCACTAGATTCAAGCGCAATTGCAAATATAAAATTAGTGTGTGCCGAAACATAAGTAGTCGATTCTGCAACACCAGGAATTGTCGATGCAATTAAATAATCTCCTTTGTTAACAGCGCCTGTTACCTTAACTGGCACTCTGCCTTTTAATGCAATATATGTTCCACCTACTAATCCAGTATTCATCATATATGCAGGATTTTCGGATATCGTTCCTAGTGGTCTAGAACCAAATGTTGCAGCAGTGACTTCTTTATCGCCTCCGACTTTAACTACGGTGCCAACTTCATAATCTTCATCTGCTAGATATTTTTCCGCTAAGTCAGCATAATACGCAGCAGTTGCAGTTCCTACAAAAAAGTTTGCCTTAATAGATCCTGCAGTTATATTAACACCACTAATTGTTTCATCTGCTGATGTTCTTGCAACAATTGTACCTGATGATGCAGCAGTACTTGCTATTCGGAAAGTTCCGCCTACGTTTAGGGAATTTGCTTGATCAGCAGTTCCGGACATTGAATCTGCAAATATTCGATTATATTTTAAAGTTGAAGAGCCAATGTTTGATGTAAGATGAATGCCAGGAAGTAAGTCTAAACCAACTAACTTTAACGGGGTATTCGTAGTAACGCCTATTGTTGTTTTAAATACTATAGTATCACTTAACTTATTGTGAATAGTCGGAACTAAGCTACTGTCGTTATAAACCCACAACCGCCGATTCGGTAACCCAACAGAAAAACCAACATCACCAAATTTAACTAAAGTATCAAATTCCAAATCACTATTTAACACGAAATCACCCGCAACATATCCGCCTAATCTGTCTGCATTAGTTGCAGTTCCCCAAAATCTATGAGAACTCTGTGTTTGCCCTGGAAATGTATCAGTATGAGTATTGTATAAAGTTATACCCTGTCTAATAACGGTAAATCCGGTAATACTACTATTTGAATCTAATTCATACGCATCGTCGGCACTAATAACAAAAATCGTTGCATCATTTACAATTGCTTCGATTATTGCATGGGTCGCTCCGCCGGTTCCGATAGTAGCAGTTACTGTTCGTGAACGCATTTGAGTTAAATGTGAACCGGTACCTTGTGGTCCAACTAAAACAAAACTAGAACCATCATATGCTTTTAATTGTTTATTGATCGAGTCCCACCACAAATCGCCCTCGGTTAAATTTGCAGGAGATATATTACTAACTTCTGATCCGCCCGCAATACGCCACCGCACGCTATCAAAAAATTTTAATTTCTTTGTCGCAGTGTCAAACCATAGCTGGCCAGTAACTGCCCTCGAAGGTGCTGTCGAATTTGCAAAATTTTCAAGTAGCCATACAAAATTTTCATTTTGAGCTTCGCCGTAACCTGCATAATTTTTACCGATTAGTTTAATATCTAAACTAGTGTTTATTGTACCGTCTTCTACTATTGCAACTTGTTCTCTATTATAATTGTTGATGATATATGACATCTCAGTTATTCCTCAGTATCTAGTATTTATATGTTATAGATCGTTTTGATAAACCCAAACGCCACTACGCAATTCATAGGCTCGGATTGTTAGTACTCCACTTGCTGTGCAACATGCTCGGCAAATTGGACCATTAACACCTGCAACCGAATGCTCTGCAGGCGGAAATAATTTATTTAAATATATCGAAGCAATTTGAAGAATTGTTAGGCCAGTAGTATCCAATGAAACTACTAACGCTTGTTGTTTAACTGTATTATATAATGTAAGAAAATTAACTGCGTCATTATCATCTGTAGGAGTTGCAAGATTTGTAATTTTTTTACTACTCACATCCACAGTGCCTGTACCTTTTGGTTCTAATATAATAGTGCCGTTTGCTTGCGAATTATTAACATAACTAATTGTTGTATCGTTGACATTTAAATTGTCAACTTGTAACGAAGTTAGCGTGCCTATACTAGAAAGACCAGGAGCCGATGTAATTGTCGATCCTAATGCAGAAGAAGTTAATACTGCAGTGTTGTTAATTTTATATGTTTTACCCGTAACTAGATTAAACGATTCTGACGAAGTCCAACTTAGTGATAATAAGTCCCAAGTTAACGTTTTATTGATATCAGTACCTGCAGCAATACTAATCCCTGATCCGTCTGCAGTAGTGTTAGTTGGGGTTGTAGTTTTTGCTAACAGGATAACTTTATCTGAAATTTCTAAATTAGTAGTGTTAATTGAGGTCAATGCACCGATAACGTTTAAACTTCCTTGAATAACAACATCTCCATTAACATCCAATGTTGCTGTGGGATTATTTTTAAATATGCCCACTCTTTGATTAACAGTGTTAACATGTATACTAGGTAATAATTGATTATTATGTAACACATTAATTTGAAAATTTTGATCAGCTGAATTTGAATTAATTTTACATATTAAATCATCAACTACAATTTCAGTATTACTATTTGTCCCTAAAATTAACGGGGTTCTTTTTTGTATAGACAATGTGCCAACAATTGCTGAATCTGCGTTATTTGCAACAACTGCATCAGCAGTTACAACTGTGCCCGACGAGTCGACTAATGATTCTGCACGAGTTGCAGTAGTGTTAAATTTAATACCTGCGTATTCGCTCGCGTTAAAACCAATTTTAATAATTCCAGAATACCCTGAAATATTAACAGAAGGGGTAAACATAGTTTTACTAAATATACCAATTAACGAAGTCGAAATATACAATAATAATATAGTATGATTAATGTTACTAGTGTCCAGCACATCAACAGTTTTAAATCCTGAGGTACCTTGTTGTGCGTTATATTGCGGTCCGATTAATACCGGCGAAATACCATTGTAAAAATAAAGCTGTTGGCGGACACTGTCAATCCAAAAATCGCCTGCAGATATTGAACTCGGTGGGGTATTTTGATAAAACGCGCCACCGCTAACTCTAAAAGTCAACCCGTCATACACTTTTAATCGGTTATCAGTTAGGTCAAACCAAAGCTGCCCAGTAATTGGTTTATTAGGCTGCGCAGTACTTGAAAAATTCTCTAATAAATGAATAAAATTTTCATTTAAAAATTCTCCATACGAGCTAAAATTTTTACCAATTAATGTCAAATCTGTTGTTGTCTGATCAATTACCCCGTCGATAATCTCTGTTATTTTTGACCCATCGGTCTTATTTAAAATGTAACTCATTATAATACACCAGTAAAAATTATATAATTAATAGTTTGATATGGATTCATCGTAGTAAAAGATGTACCTAACGAAGGCGTATCAACTCCACCTGTACGGCTAACGCCGCGCCCTGCAGCACCTGCTGCAAAACTTGCGCCAACAACACCATTTACATCAGTAAGTGACCCACCTGCAATACTACCTGCATAATAGTCAGCAGTGTCGTTTGATAATTTGTGACCATGTTCAGGAAGATTTGAAATCGATAACGAACTCGAATCAGCACCAGATCCTGCACCTGTTATATCTGCCGATGCGTCTGATACTCGATTTGCCGAATCAGATGAATTAAAACCGCCATTTCGTCGACCGCCTGCATTAATTTCTGTACCGTCGCCAGTGGTTACAGTTAAATTATTATCCATGTTGTCACGCCCTAAAGGGAAACGACCTCTTAGATCAGGTAATGCAAACGTACCTGCACCTAATAATAAAGTAATATCGCGATATTTGATGCCAATCACATTAAATAATTCAATGTATGTTGATTGCTTTACTTCGCTGCCGTCACACAACAAATAACCTGCTGGAATAGTATCACCGGCAAATGGAAAAATTGCACCAACCGGAACAAACGGAACTTGCGATAATAATGCTGATTTAGTTGTTCGCTTCAGCCCGCCATTTGTACCGCTTCGATATATTAAAAGCTGGTCGGTCAACGAGGTTGTAGACACCAAGTCTTTTTCAGTAATAATAGATTGGCTGATTGTAGTAACAAATGTTTCAGTCCCTGTTTGCGATTGGCCGTTAAAACTAATGCTGTTACTTTCTACGTCGCCTGTTAAATTAAAAACTGTTGGACTTGCCAGTGCGCTTGCGGTTCCACTAAGTGATCCTAAAAAATTTCCAGTAAATGTTCCTTGAAATGTAGATGTTGCATCACCGACTGATTGTGCGTAGATGTTTCTAAATTTACGAGTTGCAGAGCCGATATCGTATAAGGGCAAAAGTGATGCTGAATTAGTATACCCCGGAAGGATTACGCTACCGCCAATTGGATCATTATTAGAATTTAAATTATTAAGAATTACATTACCGGAAAAAGTAACCGATCCATTAAATCTCGATTGTTTTGCAACCGACAAGCCGCCTGCTGTTATAATACTGCCAGTACCTGTTGAAGTTGCATCAGTAGTCCCTGAAACAATAATATTACTGCTAACTGCAATGTTTCCGATAACGTCTAACACTTCCTGTGGATCGTTATTATTTGGTCCTACTCCGATGTATGTATTTGATTTTATATACATTGCAGTTGTAACTACTGAATTATCATTAACCCTAATATCAATACTTTTTCCGGACGTTTTTGAAAATAAACTAGTACTAGTAGTGTCATTCGAAATATTAAAACTTAAATCACTACCTAGACTAATACCTGCGTCTGCCCTGACACTAAGAGGAACGTCAAGAGGAGTAGTAACATCAGTCCTCACAAAGTTTGTAGACTTAACTGATACATTATTAACTATCAATGCGTCTGCATTAGTTGATGTTCCCCAAAATTTTGTCGGTGTTATTAGCGAATCACTATCAACTGTGCTTAGGTTAATCCCTTGATTAATAATCGGAAATCCAATAATTACGGTTTTTGGTGTAAAAGAAGTTTTACTTACAATTGCAATTCGATTATTTTGTGAAAACAGCGTTATTACCGAATATTCATTGTTGTTAATGTCTGTAATAATTTCAATATCGGGACCTGTTTTTAACCCTGCACTATATTGAGGACCGACCAATAGCCAAGTCGATCCTGAAAATATATATAATTGTTGATTAACAGTGTCGACCCACAAATCACCACTGTTACTATTTGCAACTAGTGGTGCAGTTGTTGCTTTCTTTACAGAGCCAGCAGGTGACCAGGTAGTACCGTCGTACACTTTAAGAAGATTAATACCTGCAGAATTATCATACCATAGCTGGCCTTCAATAGGATTTGCCGGTGGAACATTTTTTGCAAAATTTTCAAGAATATGTAAAAAATTTTCTGCAAAAACAGTGCCGTATCCTGCATAATTTTTTCCAACAAAAGTCAAACTAGTTTGGGTGTTAAGCGATTGGTCGTCAACTGTTAATGCTGGTTTTGCAGGGTTAGTTAATTCAGTAAATTTAACTTGATATGACATTTTAAACTCCCGCTAAGCCAGTAAGACTTTGAATACGAACTGTATAATCAATCTGTATCAATCTATTCAATGATTTTTGAACTGGGTGAAAAATAACATGAGTAATTAGCATACTATCACCAGTAGTGCTATATGATTTTAACCCAAGTTCGTCAAAAATAAACAAACTACTACCATCAGTAGCAGTATCGTATGCATCTTGACCAGTAGGTTCGCCGTAATCTAGTAAACACGTAACAAATACATCTGTATAATTAGTACCAGTTACATGCCGTGTTTCAATAAAATTTCTAGTAGGATCAATGTTGTTACTCGAACGATCATCAACGACTTTTGCAAATGTTTGATTATACAAACTTGCATTTGACCCTGCGCTGTTCGGAGTTAAGTACGTGATAATTCCTGTCGGGTCAATAGCAGTGCCGCCATTTCCGAACCCCATCTCGTAAATAAAACCTTGTCCACTGTTAGCTAAACTTTGTGCCAATGCAATGCTTATATTTTCATAATGAATTGCATTGCGTTTATTCACAAAAATTTCTTTTGTATTAGGATCAAATATTTTAAGGTGCCCCTCAACATGAATCCCTGTTAACTCTTTACTTTGCATAGTGATCTCTCTTTATCGTATATTTATCATGTTCTATTATCTGCTAGTTTAATTAACATTTGTGTTAACAGCGCCATGTGTGTACCACGATCCAGGAACTGCTTTTATAAAATTAGCAATTTTACTTTCTTCATCTGATATCGATGTTGTACTATCCCATGATTTTCCTACCCGTTTGACTACTGTAATTCTTGTACCTACTTCTAGTTTATTTGTCAATCTAAGTTGTTTTAAATTGCCATCAACTGCAAAATCTGCATCAAACTGTATATCACCCTCTGGACTTTCTAAATGAGTGTTAACATTATGAACAGAATACGGTATTTTCTTTAAACGAATATTCCCAATAAAAAATACCCAATTTAATTTGTCAGTATCGAATGAAAGTCCGCTAGTGTGTGCAATACTGCAACGGTAAGAATAACTTCCAAAAATAACCACATCATCAATGCTATAACTAACACCTGATACCCATTCGGTATTACTATAACCGCCCACAAATACTTCTATGTCATTTGCCTGTCCGTAACTAAGAGGAATTGAAGAAACAAAATTTGAGCTGTAAGTCCAAATGTCTGTAGATTTTGTCGGTGCAAATGTCAAATTAACAATGTTTGTTCCATCTGAAATATGTTGTTCAACAATTACACTGTCGGTGTACGGTATAGTTTCACTTGCACTAATTTCTTGAACAAATTCGCCCACAGGATGAACTTTAGGAGTACCAGTTCCTAACGTACCTCTACGTAATTGTCCTAACACATTACCATTGACTGTAAAAAATTCAATTCGTTCACCGTTAATTTCAATAATTCCAGGTTTATTTAACGAAATCGTTGGTTGGTCAAAATTGCTAGCATCATTAACAGTTATTGTTATATCTCTAAACGACAACTCTTTAACTAACCATGTTTGCTTGCTGAGATTTAAACGTTTAAAATGTGTTCTGTTTAGCATGTCTTTAAACTGCATATAAGAAATTGCAGGTCTGTCAACATTACTACTAAAGGTTATCAGTGAAATATTATCAGTTAATTCTGGTAATTTAAATATCCTGACACTGGTCTTATCGTCGTTAAGTTTAAAATCAATGCTTGGAATTAACAGCGTACCATTATGAATAACCCACACATATCGATCGTCAATAACTGCGCGGTCTAAATTAATCGTACCTGTCTTAACATCAGTACATTGATAATACTCGAGCGAGTCAAAAGCAAAGGTTGCCGACGGGATAACTGTTAAATTTGATCGGTGCATGTCTAATACATCGTGTTTAAAGAATGTAGTAACTTCAATCACTGACGGAATATCATAAATTTGTGACAATCTAAGCGTTGCGACTGTTGTACTTGTTGCAGGTATATAAACATAGCCCGTGTCATCGGCAACCGAAACAGTTAATGTTTTACCCACAAACCTTGAATACGTATTTTTATTAATTTTAATAGTAATACCACTAAGATCAACAATATAATCGATCCCAATTTCAAGCAGTATTCCGTTTGCAAACACTGACAAGTGTTCAATATTTGCCGAGTACGGCGGAATTATTATCTTGTCTAATGAATAATTTAACTTATTATTTTTAATTTCAAAATACGAATTATTAGGTGAATTTAAAATATTTTGGCCAATTTTAACAATCATACTCGATTCAAGCGGTAGCGAGTTGCCAACTAAATTTGTCAACGGATACTCAATTACACCAGTTGCAGGAAACTTCTGAGTTTTAACAGTCGAAAATGTTTGTTCAGTGCCTTCAACAATAACATAATTAATTACATCACCAACTTTGGGAAGTTCTACTAATCTAAAACCTATCATAGACGACGATGGTATTTTAAACAATTCAGCATTAACTGCTTCTCCGTTAACGTATATTAATGATGAAACTTGCGGTTCCCATAATGCATTTGTACTGAATTCACGCAAGGTTCCGTCACTGACTTTATAATTAATATCTAAAATATGCTCACCGCTAAACCCAAAGCTTATTATTGTAATAGTATCAGTTGCAGTAGGAGGTGTTATAAATTCTATAATTCTATTTTTATAATCAACAACATAATCAGCAGTCGCAGTTTTTACAGTCGATGTTAATGCATTTGATTGTTTTACTATGATTGCATCGGTGCTATTAGCAAATTGAGAAATTTCAAATTGTGTTAATGCCCCATCTGCAATATACGCATCGATATTAATATTTGCAGAACTGTTTCTAGCTTTGTCAAATACTTTAATAGCAACTGCATCTACTATCTGACCAGGAACAACTTCGTCTGGTGCAAAACTTGTCATAGGGGTTATAAATCCATCGCCGTCGACTACAATATCTTCTGCAGCAATACCAGATGCCGTTGTATATGCTAGATTGCCACCGCTTAATGCAGTATCATAATCGTCAAATTTAATATCAGTAGCACCGTCACTTGTACTTTTACGAATGATAAACTTGTCACCGTCTGCTACAGTTAAAGAATTTGGTATTGTAACGATATCAGATGTTCCAGATGCAGATATAGTTTGCATTATTGCATTATCATTTGTTTGCAACGGTGTGTTATAGTTAGGGTCGTCTAATCTAATCGCAGGACGATATCCAGAAATAATAATATCACTTGCTAACGTTACCGGGACCTTTAATTCAATTTGGCCATCGTTAATCATAAAGATGTTGTTCGCGGTAGTTAACACTCGTGTAAATTTAATAGTAGTAGCAGTTGCAATATCTGCATATATCATTTGGTTTAATGTTACATCAGTATCGTTATCAATCGATACTACTGTTGTATTCGAATTAAATGTTCCAAATACAATCCCCATTGCACCAACTGATACAGTAGTGTTGTCGACCCCAGGTTGAATATCAAACACTGCACCACCGATTGATGAACTAATTGTCAACGAAGTTTCACTAACTATAGTTTTAACATAATATACACCGCTTACTATCCCGCCAAAACCTTTTCCTGAAAACAAAAGTGGAGTGTTGATTGACATATTTTCAGTGCTAGAAACAAAGATAACATTTGAAACACTGTTTGTGTGTGTCATTGTAACCTTAGTGGTCCAAAATGCTTGATTACTGTCCGAAACAACATCACCTATTTCAATGCCAACGGTTGTGTTTACAGATAACGTAGTTACCCCCACGACATTTTTAGTAGCTATTACTTTCGGAAGAGTAACTGTCGATTTAACAACAGTTACAGTTGGTGTAGCAATTTCGTTACTAAAATAATAAATTAAATCAGCGCCGTTTGAATTAAAGGTCTCTGTTGCTGATTGAACATGATACACGTTTAAATATGTACCTTGTGCAGGAATATAAGGAAGTGTCATTGTATAAGTGTCAGCAGCAACAGTAACTGAATAATCATCAAATGATTGATCAACACTATCCCAGTTATCTGAAAAATACGGCGAGCCGTCCCATCCTTGATTAAATTCAAAACCTAGCCCATTAACAATAACACCGCCGTAATCAATTCCGCCCATGAGTTGAGCAAGATCGTTTCCTAGCTGGCCCGACGTCGGATTGTAATAAAAATGCGCACGATCTGCTGCATTTAATAAATTCCAATTTTTTAAATACGTAATAGAGATTTTCGAATTAATTGCAGGCGGGGTATTAAATATCAATGAGCCTTGATAGCTAGTATACCCGCGTGATGTTAGTTTTATAATTTTTAAAACATATGAATCTTTTAACACCGCCAATCCATTAACCATAACAGTCGACGTGCCAACTCGTATGTCAGGTGCCCAAGTTAAAGAAAATTGCGCACGCGATCCTGATCCAACAAATGTTTCAGTTTCTTGAAGTTGTGTAATAAAATATGTCTGCGTTAATCGGTCAAACTTCATTTTAATTAAATTTGATCGTATAACACTGTCACCGATAATTGCAACTGCTCGAGCAGGTGATCCTCCGATATTAAGGCCACCGTCTAAAGTTACAGTCGGTGCAGATCGATACCCTTTACCTTTAGTTAATAGTATGATACGACTAACTTTTCCGTTCGTAATAAATGCTCGAGCAGTTGCACTTGTACCATGCTGGTTTAAAATTGTAACAATCGGTGCTGAAATATATCCTGAGCCCGAATCGACTATTTCTAACGACATGATTGAAAATCCAAGGTTGTCTAACCAAAATTTCCAAGGATACTCATTAATTGCAGAATTACTAGTAACTAACTCATCGTTTTCTACTAGTTTAGTAGCAATCGGCGCAATTTGTTTTGATGCTGCGTTATATACTACCGGTAAATCAAAATCAGAAATTGCAGATTGTGTATTTTCAACTTTTGAAAATACACTAACATATTCGCGTATCTGTGTTCGATACGGTTTAACTTCCGAAACATAATCTTCAAAATTTTGAAGATTATCATTTTTATATGTTACTAGTTGTCGAAGACTACCAACGTTGTGATTTGCTTTTACAAAACTTGTTTTAAAAATCCAATCAACATACGCTTGTTCGCTTAGTACATACCGCACAGTCGAAAAGAATAGATTTAAGTATTCCGATTTAAGCTCATTAATTAAGATATTTTTCTTAATCGTGTCTAAAATAAGTCTAAGTTCAACTGCTGCACTGTTATCGTATACTCCACCGTCAAATCGTATGCCGTCAAATCCAACATCGGTGCTAGTGTATTTGTACAGAGTCGAGCTTAATTGAATAGTACCATTTTGACTTCCTATGACTTTATACGATTGTGTCCAGTTAATCGAATCAGTATTTGCAAATTTTTCTAATAGTACCCAGTTACCCGAACTCGTTGTACGAATTTTAACAGTTTCACCGACTAATGCAGAAACTGAATTTAAATCAGCATACGTGTCAACAACATGAGTAATTTGATTAAATTGATTATAACCCGATGCATACCAATCAACTGTATTCCAGTATTTTCTAACATCGTATGATTGCGAGATAACTTTTGACCAGCTAAGTGTCTCAGGTTGATATGAATATATGCTCCACACATTATTTGATTGTGAATCGGTTAAAAGCAGCACTGAATAATTTCTAACTATCAAAGTAGTGTTATCGTTATACCCTTCGCCACTGTTAACAACCTCACAACTAATAATTCTACCAGCAGCATTAATAGTAGTTCCAACAACTGCATTTATCCCGTTGCCGACTACTTCGATTGTCGGAGCTACTAGGTAACCTCGACCCGAGTCAATTATTTCTACACCTGTAATTTTTCCGTCTACAATTATTGGTAATAATTCTGGTTTTTTATAAGATTTAATTAAAATAAATCGTAATTCTTCATATGTATCTATAATTTGATCATATTTTCCGTGGATAACATTCGGTACTTGATCATACAAATATAAGGAGGTTATATCGCACGAATCAACTATTAAATTTTTTCCTAGTACAATGTTAACTTGTTCTATATATTGCTTCAATGCCTCGAATCGATTAACAAACATTCCCTGGCGAGGTCTTGATTCTATTCCATATCGAAGTTTAATAGGAAGTGACATGTCCGGAACATCTCGATTGTTTACATCTTTGCCACATAAGCTATCTATCCATTTTTGTTCGATAGTTGCCGGAATAGACGTCGACGAATCTGAATTAATTAATTTCCATTCTGTATGAATATTTTGGTCAGTTTTGTCTACAGTCCAATATTCAATCGACAACGCTACATTATCATCATCTAATAAATCTTTGACATTGATTAAACTAAATGAATTTGTTCCTGTTAACGCAAGAAATTTATACCCATTCCCGCGCGGATTACTAATTAACGACGAAACTTCGTATGCAGATATGCGTCGACTGTTATTATCTGGAACTGTTTTTTTGTTTTTGACCCAGTAATAGTAAGTAAATTTTTTAGTTTTACTGATTGTATCAAACCGAGTTTTAACACTGTATGCAGTATCTCCGTATAAAGTAGTCCCGCTTATATCTAGTGCAAGGCCTTCTTCGGTGTCTGCTAGCAAATCCCAATCAGACGGTTTATACTTTGATTCTACCCATTCGTATATGTCAATCGATGCGCCAACTGCAAGCGTGCACCAAGTATTATTTCTATACACCACATCAGTATCGTAGCTATCAATAAATTTTGCAGTTGTTAAATCCCACCATAGCTGGCCAACTTGCACAGTCGTCCATGCAATTCCTTCATCGATATTAACTGAAGCTGCAGTGCCTGTTGAATAAATTGCAGGATCATAGTATAATCTATATTTTACCTCTTGATCTGCAGTTCCGGGATTTTTACCCTGGATCGGATCAAGAATATCCAAATATGTTAGCAATTTTAAAGTGCGGGTGTTGTATAAAAATGCTTGTTTAATTTTAAAAACATCCGGGTTGTCGCTTTCTTCGTGAATCTTAACCCAACTTTTTAATTTTGAAATATTAATAAACTCATATACGTTTCCACTCCTTTCGTATCCATTAGTCGAATACGGTGCACCTACTAACACGCTATGATTGTTAACTGCAATTGCACGTCCGTAGCCGTCATTAATGTGTGCAGGTGTTGTTATACTTTCGCTAAATGTCCAAGTAGCATCGTACCGATCGTAAATATCAACTCTACCGCAATCAAAATTTAAATCTCTAAATAAAGTTGACTGTAAATCAAATGTTGTTGTATCAAGATCAAAAGTTTGATCGTCGTAACTATCAGCATTTTCACTATAAACTACAAGCGTGGTAAAATCATTTGTAAAATATAGTTTACTGCCAAATGCCTGAAATGCTTCCGGAGAAACATTAGTTAAAGTTTGAAAATATTCAAAGGACCCTGCAGTGCCGCTATTTTTATAAATTAAAACTGTACCAGCAGTTGGTAAAATTGCAGTCTCATTGTTATACATTGCCGATATTGCAAGATATGTACCTGTATTTGAAATAGTAACACCTGTTCCAAATCGGTTTATATTTTCAGCAGTACCGAGCGTCTGTACTAAGGTAAAGCCTGTCCCTCCGGCTGCATAAATGTAAACATTACCAGTTGATCCTGCAGGTGTAGGAGCCGACACTGCTAACACTCTGCCGTCGATCGTTGAGACAATAGTTTCACCGAAATGACTAAGACTTATATCGTCAGTGAGCGTATTTTGTAAATTAAATTTCCATTCTGTTTTAGTAAATTGATATGTACCTAGCAACTCCTCAGTCGGTGCTGCACTTAAATTAATTGTGCTATTTGCTAATATTTCAGTAACGGTCTGGCCATCTACAAAGCCTATGCCAACAATTGCCATCCCAACTTCAATGTTTGCAATTGATGTTAAAACTAATTTAGTCCCAATCGATCCGTTAGGGTCAAATGACGAAGTTGCAACAAATGATGTACCATATGTAAGATTATATAACTTTGTTTTACCGTCCTGGCCATCTGCTTTAATTAATAATGAATTTCCTGCAAAAGCAATGTTTGACCCAAAATGTTCAAAATTAACAGGTTGCGGACTTACGATAGAATCAACTAGTTGGTAAATGTTATTTGAATCCTTTTCATATAACGAAATAACACCTTGTTCTAAAAGCGACGAGGTTTGTGCAGCTAAATCAACAGGAATATATGGAACTTTTTTCCATTTATCAAGATGCATCGAAGGGTATTGTTTAGCAGAAACAGTAGTTACAATTGCTTGATAATGTAAATTGTTATATAATACTATGTTGTTAAGTGAGTATGCTGTAAATTCACTAAAGACTCCGACATAATTCGAAAATGCTGCAGATGCAAACGGTGAGCTAGTAACTAGCCAACGGCCGTCATTTGACATCGTAACATTATTTGCAAGCTGGGTGTTAATATTGTTTCCATCAATATCATTAGGATAGATAAACGGTTTAAAGATTTGTTGTCTATAAACCCATTCAGTTGTAGGATTTGATCTATCAAAAATGTATGTGAATCCCGCAGCAGTAGAAACGGCAATAATATCACCTGCAGTACTTGTTGCAATACCTCGACCGTACTCTAAATTAAACGCAGGATCTGGGTTAAAAAATTGCCCCGGTTGGTAAACTGTATTATATTTCCAAGTTGCCCAATTATTATTTTCCGAATTATCGGTCCATAATAATTCACCGTTACCGATGTGTCGAGGTAAAATAGCATCAGCAGTATTAATTGAACTAGCTTTACGGCTATTAAACGTATATAAGATTGTAGATGATAGGTCAGCTACTGGATCTTCAATTGCCACGGTTGTTGGTACTTTGATTGTAATAGTGTTTAATTTAGCTAAAATTACTTTAAAAAATCCATTCAAGGTTGATTGGTGTTTGATTCCGATGTACGAGCCTGAAGGTAAGCTAATTGATCGATTAATTGTAAGAACCACAGTTTGGCCAACTTGAACAATGTTTTTAACTTTAATTTTAGGATCAGTGTATCTATACACATTCCAGCTCATTCCTTCAAACGTACACCAAACATAATCACCTTCAGTAAAAGAATTAATATCTGCAGTTGCTATGTCATCGATAGCTTTTACTGTTAATTGCACTTCGTCTGCCCTAACATGCCCGGCTGATCTTAAAAATTGAGAAGAATTAGCAACTGGCCACGGATTTGATGAATACCCTACAGGTTTAATGTATAGGTCCGACGGTGTTTGTCGAATAATAAAATCATCAGTTTTTGGATTTATAGAGTTAACTAATTCAACACCTTGTGGATTAGTAATAAACTTATCTTCATTAAGAATAATTTCAATATTTTCAAACGCTGCGTTTGCGCCATATTGGCCCATCCTAATCGCCCACTCTTCAAAAAATGTTAGACTTTCTTGATTATCTGCACTAAGGACATCGAATAACTTGTTAAAGACATTTTGAGTGCCTTTTTCGATAATCATACCTTGATAAAATTTATATTCACTTACATCATCTTGAATAATATTTTCAAGATATTGTCGTTTTTGATACCCGATCAAATGCTGCGCCATTTTTTGTTGGGTAGAATCAAAGGTGCCGGTATCTAAACTATAAAAATCTTCAAACTGGCTTGCTTTATAAGTCCAATTTGCCAGCAATGCAGATTTTGGTTTTGAATCCAATTTAATCCATTGCGAAGAATCAAATTTTTCAGTTCCTGCAATTGCAACATTTGCACTATAATAAAATTCTTTGTGCTTAACTACATCACCGATCGCATAATCAGACCATGCATTCCATTCTTTTACAATACCTTGATCAACAATAAAACCCGGAACATTCAACGATCCATTCCAATTAGAACTAACATACCCCGAAACTTTAATCCTATCTTGTTTATATCCGCTTTCGGGATTAAAAATAGTGTCGTTAAACATTGTTAAATTATTAATCAAAATTACATGTTCTGTTTGTACAAGGTAAAATGCTGCACCGTAAATTGCAGAATTATCTTTAGGAGAATAAGAAACTGATTGATCGGCCCTAAATGAATTTAAAAAATTAAACATTACAGGACGGCCATCGACTCCACATATTTCATAATCATTAAATGTATTTGATATATCATCAACTGTACTTAAATGGGTGCTAAACGCAACTTTTTCTGCAGCAGGACTTAACGAAATCACTGAACTTCCGACAATACTCAGCCCGTCTAATTTTTCAAAAAATGAAGGGTCAAACACAAGTGACGGTTGAACAATTCTGATTGCTCTATAATACTCACCTTTCCATCGAACAATTGAATTAAATTTAATTAATAACCCCGGACTCCATTCGGTCCATTTATCGTTGCTCGACGACCAGTTTTGCGATGTCCAAAATAGAAATTCTCGTGCGCTTGTTCCCCAATTTGCTACACGATTTAATTCAGAATTAAATTCATCGAAGATAAATCCTTGGCTTTTTAGATATTCCCCGTATCCGATTAAAAAATCAACAACTCCTTGAATATCAAAAAATATCGATCCGTACGAATAAGTAACTACCTCTTTTTTATTCCACGATGTTCTAAATATTGCAGACCTGCCACCGACAACCGGAAGAGAAGACAGTTTTGCATAATATTTTACGTCAAAAACAGAAGTTGTGTCATGCGTTTCTAAAACTCTAAAAAAATTATTTTTAAATTGTACAACTTTATCTTTAGAGTAAGTATTAAATTCAGACCACACCATATAACTTTCCGAAATTCCGCCAACTGTAACAGTATTCCCTGAATTTAATGGTGAAAATACTTTAAAGTAAGGTTGTGTTTTACTATAGCCCTTGACTGAAAATCCATTATTAATTTTAGTAATGATCACACCGCTATAACTAAGTTTTTTAATCGGTGACGATGTATTTAAAATTACTTCGTAGTCTTCTTGGGGGACAAATACACTACCTGCAGAAATTGGATTTTTCGAATCAAGTAATAAATTAAATTTCTCTTTGCTAGTAAATGCACCTACACGATAACAAAGCTGGCTAGTAATGTTTGTAAGATCGTATCGATATTCAGTTAAAGATTTTAATGTATCACTTAAAATATAATTAACAATGTAATTAATTAAACCTGCAGTTTGTACCCTAGTATTATCAGACAATGTACTTGGTATTACAATGTCCGCAGGTGAAATTCTAAGACCCGATGCTTTATAAATTATTTGGCCTGATAAATCTCGAACAATTTGCGATCTATCAAGTAACACACCGATAGTACGTGCAGGTGTTAATAACATCGATGCAATAAGAACACTAAACGGATAATAAGAGCTGCGACGCCATGCACTTTCGACCGGACTAACGTCACCAAATTTAAAGTTAGTGTCCGTTAAGTATACGTTTGTACCGAATGCTAGGCCCGAAGCTTGCGGGCTAATTACGTTTCCACTACTATCAACAGGAATATGATTAATTAAAAAAGGTTTTGCATATTTTTCAAGTTTAACTGCCGGCTTGCCAAGCTCTTTTAGTAAGCCTTTGCTGATATCATCCCACATTACTAGATTGTCAGCAGTATACGGTGCTGGTCCGTACAAAGTTACCCACCACGCTGGTTCTTCAGATAGACCTAGCATCTCCCACGGGCAAAGATTTGGTCGATCAGTGTCTAACATCCATCGATAAACACCTCGCCAATATCCAGGGACTAATCTGTTGTCTAAGGCGCGTTGACCGATATAGTTGTATGTTAACGGATTGCTGTTGTTAAAATTTAATGGCATTGTAAAATCTTGATCAACATGCGATAACCATTTATAAAAACTCGGAGCTAGTACTTCGTTAAATTCAGTTAAGCTGTAATCATTTGATCTATTATAACTCGGAACCACGTCTCCGATATCAAAAATTGTAGGATCATATTTAACCTTAATATTATTGTAAATACGTTTTTCTAACTCTAAAATTAAATTGTCTCGATAATCGCCGTATGCAAGTATTTGGCTGCCGTCATGGCCTTGTATCATAAGACAAGGTGTTATTAGGGTAGTATCTAAATAAATTTTTGGTTCATATTTTGGCCATATTCCTAACTTAGTCGGAGTTTCAGGTACAAAGTTTCCGTCGGTACTCTCGTATTCATATATTGTTATAACATCATCATTATGCTTAGTTGCAGTTATAATAACAAAACCTTGGCTATCAAACGTGTAATCTTTGCCGTGCAAAAGTTGTTCGTCGTTTAAATAAACACCAACTGCTTTATTTGATAATTCTGATAAATCAAACACATTCGCTAACGAATACCGTTGAATTCTGTAATCTAACACAGTAAATGATGTTTTTAAACTTGCGCCATATGGTACCATGTCACTGAAATAGAACGAAGAATTTTTCGGAATGTCTTTATTAATTTCTCTCATTATTTGGTTAACAAAAGAAATAGGGTCAGTATGGATTCCTAATGACGTTGCTGTTATAATAAAACCACGCTTAAATTCATTATATCGATCACGTGAATATTCTAATGCTCGAACAATATTTTTAGTACTAGAAGTAACATGATAAAGAGATAGACCAATAGGTCCGCTATGCTGCACAAATTTTGTACCAAATTGTGATATGTTCCCTAAATCTCTAATGTTACTTGCACCTGGGAAATTTCCCCTAAAACTGTCCAAATTATCAACGATCGAAGTTACATGATCGATCACTTCACCTAATGTAAATTCAGAAATTAATTTATTAAACGGATTACTTTGAAGATTAACTGGAATTTCATAATACCCATTTGCGTTAATTGATTGCGAAGAAAATGTCCTTATTGATAAGACATCAGCCGGT